ATGAATGTAGACGTTGGCGTGGCAGTATGCATGGACAGGGGTTCAATTCCCCTCACCTCCATACAGCTTTATACAATTGATAACAGGAATGGTACAAATGCTTACAGTAGTAAGTGTTTGTGCCATTTTTGTTTGGCAGGAATATCAATAATACATACAGAAAATGTGGCAAATGTGGCACGTATGTGGCAAGCCAAAGTCAATTTTATTCAAAAACTATTCAATTGCTTGGTTAATTATGTTGGAATAAATGACCTCGGCGTTGTTAATTCCGACGTTAGTAGGGTGAACATATTGTTTAGCAGTGAAGTTACTATCGGCGTGACCAAGGATCGCGGCCAAGTCAACCATATTGGCGCCAGCTTCACTTGCTAAAGTTGCCTTAGTGTGACGTAAACCGTGAATGGTGATACGTCTTATACCTTTAGCTTCGCATAGGTCAACCATCCAATCACGAGGCGTATTTTCGCTTAGGGGCATATCAGGATGGTTACGGTTAGTAAAGATTAATGTGTCGGGTGAGATAGCAGGGCGACCATACTCGTTCAGCCATTTGGCCTGATTAATGTGCCAATTATTTAGAGCAACTTTAGCGACCTCATCAAGAGCGATTGTACGGTTACCTGCTTTACTTTTAGTGCCGCCAATATAAACACCCTCTTCACCGCGCTTCTCTGCGTGAGCGATGATTATTTGGCCATTTTTAAAGTCAATATTCTTCCACCGCATAGCAATAGCCTCACCACGACGCATGCCAGTTGTTAAAACAAGAAATAGATACGCTCTAGCCATTGACCAATCATGATTGATACTCGTATCCTCGTTTGTAATTGAGTTTAACGCCTTGATAAAATCAATTAACTCAGTACGTTCATAATAATTTTTAGTAACGACTGGGATAAATTCTTTCTTCTTACGTGGGGGCTCAACACTATCAAACGGATTGCTAGGCATAAATTTCATCCGTACTGCAAATCTAAACATCATTTCGGCATAAGCTGTTACTTTGCGATAGCTGGACATTTTCTTAGCTAAGCTACTCATCCATTGTTGGCACGTTAATATTTCAATTTCTTTGATATACATTTTGCCAAATTTGGGCAAGATATGATTTCTAAATATTCGCTTAGTTTTTAAGGCGGTACTATCTTCCAAGTCACTAACATATATTGGCCACCAAAGATCATACACTTGTTGGACTGTGTAACCGCGTTTACGTTGGACTTGCTTTTCAACTGACTCTTTCTTTTTGTGAGTACCATGTTTTAACTCGTACTTAGCATCATCAAACGCGGTTTTGGCAGCCGTCTTTGTTTTAAAGCCATTGAGGGATGTGTCAATACGTTTACCTGTGTGTGGATCTAGACCAAGATAGCCCTTAACTTTCCAAAGAGATTTTCCATCTTGTGTTTTATAACTTTCTATTTTCATTTTATATTTCTCCTTTATTCTTGCTTGCACGCGCTGAATTTAGAGAAAATCAGGCATCACCTCCTTAAATTGTGTTAAAATTATGTATACAAATAGCGTAGCGTATTGCTATGCTGATTTGTCAGTTGACGTATCCCAAACTTTGGTCGGTGAGGGGATACGTCTTTTTTATTTGTAAAGATTTAGAATTGCTTTAGAAAATTTATGTGAGAGATACGGTGGCACAGCGTTACCAATTTGTTTAAAAGCACTGGTACGTGAAGTTTCAAAGTAGAAATTATCAGGAAAAGTTTGAATTCTGGCCGCCTCACGGACAGTAATGGAACGATTCTGCTTTACATCAGGATGAATATAATAGTGACCGTCTTTGCAAATATGAGCGACTAGTGTATGTGATACAGCATTACTGTCTAGTGCCTTATATCTGTCTAAGAATGAGTGCTTATTCTTATGAGTCTGGTACTTTTTATCCAATTCATTATAGTGTAAATTAATACCCTTATTTTTTGCGTCGGCAATTAACTTATAAATTTCCAAATCATTTGGTTGATTAGGACGAGCAATGTTTTGAGTTAGGGGAACTTCAGCAGTCTTTCGAATATTAGCTTGGACAAATTTACTTGGCTTTCTATTACTATATGAATTGACCTCTTGTCCACTATGCAATTCTGGAAGATCCTGGAATAGTTCTCCAACTGTATTAGGTGTTTCATGCAGTGTGTTGAGCTCTTTAAAGAACTCAGAAGGTTCAATAGACCCGTCTGTCCCAAAAATAATTAAACGTTCACGCTTTTGCGGTACACCGTATTTTGAAGAATCAATGATTTGCTTTTCAAGATGATAACCAGCTTCATTGAATTCACTAATCATTTTTGGAAGTAATGGTTCATCAAACTGATCTTTAAACGATAATAGGCCCTTAACGTTCTCGAAGATAAAGAATTTAGGGCGATATTTCTTCAAGAATTCAATGTAATAGCGATATAAATAGATACGTTCATCCGAATCTTTCTTACTTTTGTTACGAGCTCTACCAACAGTTGAATATGCCTGGCATGGTGGCCCACCAATAATACCATCAATGTTTTTGATATTATTTTTAGCAATTTCATCATCAATTGTTGAAAAAATACCTGCAATAGTATCAGAGTTTATTTCTTGGTTCAGTGTTTTATTTTGTTGATCTAAGGGGATGTTACTGAATAGTTGATCATGATTAATTTTCTTGGTCAAATATTGGCAGTATAAGTCTAGTTTATTATTATTCTTTAGATAATAGTAAGCATCGCGTAGTTTGAGCGTTTCTGCTGCTGCAATATCCATCTCAACGTGATTGAGAATGTTAAATTCATTTGTTCTAAATCCCTCAGTAAGCCCGCCGGCTCCCGAAAACAGATCGATTATGTTCATTGTGATTCACCTCTTAGACCAGGATATCAGGTTAGAAGATAAAAGTAAACTTTATCTTTTAGGGGAAGAACTCTCGCCTTTCAGCACATTAATGAAACCCTCCGATAACTCTAAAAAAAGAATGGTATTCTTTGCAAGGTCCTTAATACGACTCTCTGTTAATGATGCTGGATTATGTGCGCCAGAATGTCCTATTTTTAATTGATCCCCGAAAGTTATGCCATCACTCATTGGGATAAAAGCACGGAAAAAGTTATCTTTCCTATCACTGTTGGTTAGGCCCAGTTCGTTTGAAATTTTATTTTGTAGTTCTTTATCTCCCCTAACTTGACTGATTAGGCTATCAATAGCTTGAAAGCCACTTCCCAGACTTTTGTTTTGAAACTTGTTTGCTTCACTATTCTCCGGTCGAAGTCTTTCTTCAATTTCAACATCTGTAATTGACCTCATGGCCGCGCTAATTACATAATTAAAACTTGTGTCGTTTGAAACCCATAGGGCGTTTAGTTGCATCATGATGGTCCGAAAGAAGTCATTAGTTTCATTCGATTGAAGTTTAAAGTACTTACCGTTCTTCAAAGGGAAAAGCTCTGATTTTGAAGTTTTACCGTTTTTTTCAAAACGAAGTATAAAGGTATCAGACCAATTTCCTTTGGGGTATTTAACAACAATACATGTTGATTGAGGAACATCACGTTCAGATAATTGACCGTTTAACACCTCATTTCCTTCCGATTCATAAAAAGTAAAGTCGCTCGAGTCCAGTCTTTCACCTGAACTTGAATGTGACCTTTCTAAGTCAATATAGTCGAGTAGGTTAACTGATTTAAAACAAGGGATTGGTTTCGCAATTTTTGAACGCCTCAGTTTTATCTGGAAAGGCAATGTGTGACCACTTTCTGTTGGTTTAATTGAAGAAGTGAAGGATGGCCCATTGGTTTCTTTACTTGTCTTTTGAGCAATTTCTTTTGTGGATGTACCGACGTCAGGCTGTGTGGACATAACGGTCTTAGGTTTCAAAGCAATTTTTTCAAGTTTCGCTTTCACTTGTGATCGCTCTAAATTAACTTGGACTATAAATTCGTTAATAAGATTTTTAAATTCCTCAAAGGATTTTTTAGTCGTTTGTAAGCCCTCACGATTAGTTTTTTCTGTTAAATATTGACTTGAACTATTTGCAAGGACGATTTGTCCGGCAGATCGGGTATTTGATATTTTTTTTGAGTTATTTCGTGCTGCGTTCTCTAGTGCTAGCCAATCCTCGAGTCCGTAACCAAATAGTTTAAAGTTATTTCGGTAAATATTTATTCCTGCATCGTACGATAAAAAATCCTTGGTGATTTTACTAGGTGTAACAGAGCTGTTTTCGTATTGAAGTTGAAGATTGGACGGCTCATAAAAGTTAAATAATTTAAAGGTGATATCACCAATTTTGCGTAGCTCAGCTTGTTGCTTTTTAATATAATTTTTTATTTTGGAGAGAGTTTCATTGTAACCAATAATATCTGTCATTGTTTCTTTTTCGTCTAGTATTTTTGCGTATGCTAAATGTTTCAGGGTAAAAGACTGCTCATCCCAAGTTAGGTTAAATGTTGACTCAAGTGTTGCGTACCTCGTTGCTTCGCTAAAGCTCATAAGGTTAGTCGAATCTTTTTCGGAGTCAGGTGAAAGAATATTAATTTCAAAGTTTGTATCATCCAATAAAAGATTCGTTAGATTTTTTCTTAGCTCATCTATGTGGATAACCTCTGGTAGTATGTCTTTGATTGTCAAAATAGTACCGTTTTTTTTATTGCTACTAAACGTTAAGACATGAATATTGGCATTTTCAACACTGGTAGCGGTTTCTAATTCAGATTTTAGTAGTTTAAAGTGAGTTTCTATCCCAGTGGAAATGGTATGTACTTCGATGCTATTTCCTAGAGCAAATAAAGTGAAACGCCCGATTCCTTTACCACCGAGTAAACTAGGATTGTTAGTTTTAAAATTAGTTCCGGCCCTAAACCAAGTTTCACTAATGTCTTCTGGTTTAATTCCTTCACCATCATCTGAAATGGTAATCTGTTCAGGAAATTGCGATAAATCAATTGTGATTTCAGAGGCTTTAGCATCCTTAGCGTTTTTAATTTGTTCAGCAAAAACGATTGAAAGGTTCTCAGTTAGATTACTTCCTAAGAGTTCTGTCAGAACGTTAGGGGCCACTGAAAAGTTTCTTGTTGATATCTCTGGTGCCATTGTCTATTCCTCCAACCCAGACCCAAAGTCTGCTATAATATTTTTGTACTGAATTACTACCCAAAGACACTGTGCCCGCAGTGCCTTTTTATTTACATAAATATTTAGAGAATAACAATTCCGTGAATTTCAAATTCATCATCCTTAGTTATTTCAATTGGCTCATATTTTGGATTAAGTGAAATTAATTCGCACTTATTATCTTGACACCAAAATTTCTTTACATAAGCTTTTCCATTCAAGTAGCCTATAATAATTTGGCCACTGTAAGCCTCGGTAGCACTCTTTACAAAAATAATCTGCTGATCAGCAAAAAGTGGTTCCATTGAATCACCGTTAACTAATAAAGCATAGTCATGTGCTGGGACGTGGCCATGATAAGAAACAACATTATGCTCCTCATCCATTAAGACTTCACCGACGCCGGCACTAGCGGCACCATAGATAGTTACATCAGTATATGTATTACTATCTTCATTGATATGATCAACAAGATTAATTACACCATCTTGCTCCTTCAGCTGATTCTGAGCGTAAGTATAGACTTTGTGCTTACGATTCTGATCTAATTGCCTAATTATTAGAATGTGATCCGATTCTTCGGAAGATATTTCAGATGGTTTAACGTTTGATTGTTCTAGTTCTTGATTATTAATATCTGATGATGAATTATTATTGTTTGACCAACCCATTAAGAATTGCGGAGTGGTATGAAGAATTTTTGCTATTTCTGAAATAACTGAAATTGGAACTTTATCTATATCGCCATTTTCATAGCGAAAAATTGTTGATCGAGAGACGCCTAATTTATCGGCTATTAGGTCTGCACTAATATGAAGTACTTTGCGTCTCTGCTTAATTCTTTCTCCTACTGTGGTCATAAGATAACGCACCTCCAACAAAGTTAATTATAGTAATATAGTTGCAAAAATGCAACAAGAAAAGTAGCAATATTGCGATTTTTATATTGACAAGTAATTATGAATGTTGTAAATTGTATTTGTTGAGTCGCAATAATGCTACAAAATCAAGGAGATGATGAATTGGTTGACGTTGATAAATTGAAGAAAATAATTAACGAGCGATCATCACAGGAGATAGTTGCAAAAAAAATCGGTGTTGACCGAAGCACTTTTTATAGAAAGTTAAAAAAGGGTGGCAATTTCAAGGTGAGGGAAGTTCAGCAATTAGTCAGCGTAATTCCTTTGACTGATGATGAAGCAATTTCCATTTTTTTTAAACCTAAAGTCGCAAAAACGCTACTTAATAAAGGTGGTGAAAAGGGATGAATGAATTGCTTGCAACTATTAATAAAGCAATTGACTGCTACTTGATTGATTTACAAAGTAATAAAAAAACCTTTGCAGACGTAAGCAGAGAATTACATCAACAAAGGTTTGATCATAGCAAAAGTGATTTAGAGATTGCAGTTTTAAACGAGCTACAAATCAGAAATCAAGCTAACGCTATGAAGAAAATCATTTAGTTTCTATTCGAACAACGTTATTGCTTGAATAGATTGTTTTCGGATCATCATGAGTAAAGAAAAAGAAGTAATTTGCTAAGATTTCCGTAAACGCGGGGATAAGTCCTTCTTCCGCATGACGCCAAAGTTCAAACGGTCCGTTATAGCCGGTTGTTTTGGGAAAATTATAAAGGTATGCAGTTGCTTCTTGCTCAGTCATATCAACTGGTACCTTGTCATTTTTTCTGGGCCTAATACCAAACAACAATTCATTTTCATGTAACTCGATTTTTGATCCATCACTAAAGAATACTAATGTTTGCAATTTATTCACCTCCTTTTGGCTTGATTATCTCACTTGGAGGTTGAAAACAAAATAGTGGAAAGGTGGTGAATAGGGATGAATAAAGAACGAATAATACATTCAATTATTATTTCAATTTTTTGCGGAGTAGTAGGAGGAATAATTGGAGCCGCCGTCATACTTGTACCTTATTATTTTAGCTTCAAGTAGGCGGCTAACCAGCCAAGAGCAAATCCAACTATGGTTCCTATAATTCCAGAAATAACGGATGAGCTTAACGGAAACCAAAAATTATTTTTCTTGTCGATTTGCTTGGATTTTTGCTCTAGTTCTAATTCATTCTCACCATCGGCAGTTAAAAATATTCTTTTGATAGTTGTTCCATATTGACCGTTGGATGTTTCAATTTCTGTTTCTAGGTCAATTAATTTTAGGTCATAAAGCTTTCGTAATTGTTCATTGTTATTGAAATAATCATTGTTGATTGGGATGTTATGTTCTTTAACATCATTTAGTAGTTTTAGTTGAGTATCGGATAAGTTCATTGTGATCGCCCCTTTAATATAAGTATCTCACTTATAGATTGAGAGCGAAATACCAGAAAGGTGGTGAATAGGGATGAGCGATAAAAGGATGAGTATGTTTCTTAAAGATTATGTTATGGAACCAGTTGCAAATAAATCAATTGATGATGAGTTTAATTTTCCAGTCTCAGAACTAGGAATGGAAATTGTTGAATTGATTAATAAAAAAAAGCCCACATATGTAGCAGCATATGCAAGCTTGCAATGGGCCTATGATTGTTTGAAATATCAGTCTAATTTTGTACAAGTCCCAGATACTCGTATTCTTCCTTCACAAAATGAGGAAGAATAAAAGTTTTTCTCCCATTAAATAGAGAAAAAGCCAGATGAGTTGGCTTGTATGATTCATATTCCGAAATTGGTAATGGGTCGTTTCCATAGGCAACATTATTGTTTATGAAATTAACTCGAATAAATTCACTAAGAGCTTCTGCAGGGCTAAGATTAGTCCCTAACTCAAATTTATCATGTAATTCTTCGATTGTACTATAAAAAAGAATTGGTAAAGTTCCAAAAGTTTTAATTGAACCTACGTGATCTTTATTCGAGGCACTAAAGAAACTCAGCGTATTATCCGAATTTTCTCTAAAAAAATTAACGGTGAATTCGTTCTTACCATCAGAATACCATGGTGTTGCATCAATTTCGTTATGCTTAATTACAAATTCAATTAATTGCATTTGGGTAATGGATAGTTTCATTTTTATCACCTCCTTCAAAGCGATTATCTCACTTGGTGGTAAAAAACAAAATAGTTGAAAGAAATGAGAAACATGACTGAAGAAGCATTAAAAGAAATACGGTTAATTTTCCGTGATGAATTACTTCATGCGAATGCTCGCTGGCTTGATACCAAAGCAGCTATCGCATATGTGAATGGTGTTCGAGCCTTACAGCACTTACGTGAATCAGGATTATCTCATTCAAGAGTTGGCGGCAAGCTTCTATATGACCGTCAAGAAATAGATCGATTACTCGAAAAAATGAAAAAATAAAAAATGCTTGCACGCGTTGAAATTAGAGTAATCAGAATACGAGGAATGAAAATGTTAGTTCTTGATACAGTATCCGTATTATTTACAGCAATAATTGCAATCCCAGTCGGTTACATAATTGCAAAGATTGATTGGCACCATTTAAAAAAATATTTTGGTTAGGTGAATTATGAAGCACTTGGATTTAGCAACATTAGAAACAGTCATGGCATCAATTGATAACTTAGCAAAAACTCAGCGAATTAAAACGGACAGTGGTGCCTTAAAAGGCGTCTTAGCTGCTTGGGATGAAGTTGAAGGATTAGCTAATGAAGAAAAAGAATTGAGACGTCAAGAATACGCTAGATAAGTAAGGAGGAACTATTTATGAAGGCACAACAAAAATTATCATTATCAATTAATGGCGAGTATGTCAGTTTGATCTTGCCCGAATTACAAATGGCACTTTGGAATAAATTTCAATTACGAGTCAAGTTTGAAAATGGCAATTTTCCTAGTGATCCAGTTCAAAAGATTCAGCTCTTATTTATGGGCACAAGCGATCTTGCTAAAAAGGTCAAAGAATTCATTGAAACTGATTACGAATTGTATCACGAAGAAACTAATGAAAAGTAAAAAAATGACAAAAAAATAGCCGTTGCCAAGGCAACGACCATCCATAACTCTTCCAAGATTCAGTATACACCTGTTGTGGATTTGGTCAATAGAAAGCTTGTTCTGCAAGCTTTTTCTTTCGCCCCGGTAACGACTGATGCGAGCTTGTATTGGGTATTAACGTTAGCACGAAACTAAGGCAAGGAATTGAAATCATGTTATTTTACAGGGAAAAGAAGATTGATACTGGATCGTATAGAGAAGTGGATATCATACCGAGGACTTCAGCAGCAGAAGAAGTAGCCAAGCGTGGAACTCGTTCGAAGAAGAAAAAGGTTAGTCGTCCACAACAGCAATCTTTGAATGAGAAGAACTCTAAAAGATATTTGCTTGAGTTAGCTAATGGCAATTTTGGTGAAGGTGATTTGCATGTGACTTGCACTTATTCAGATGAATTTTTACCGAAGACTGTCAAAGATGCTGAACGTGAGATAAACAACTATTTACGTAGAATTTCCTACCGAAGAAAAAAGCTTGGTTTAGATCCATTGAAATATATTTTAGTAACTGAGTATAAGTTAAGCGATGAAGGTTTCACCAAACGAATTCATCATCACATCATTATGTCTGCTGGATTGAATCGGGATGAGGTTGAGTCGATTTGGTCAAAGCGTGGCCAAATGCTTGGTTTTGTAAATGCTGATCGAATTCAAACTGGTAAGGATGGTTTGGAAGCATTAACACGTTATCTAACAAAAGACCCACAAGGTAGAAAACGTTGGACTTCATCCAGAAATCTTGTTCGACCTGTTGAGCGAACAAATGATTACAAGTACCGAATTTCCAAAATTGAGAGTTTGGCCAAACAGGTAGATAAATCATGGCAGTATTTTGACGAAAAATATCCTAAGTATGAAATTACCAAGATTGAGTCAGTCTTTTACGAGGACACTGGCTGGCACATTTATTTGCGCATGTGGAAAAAAGAAAAACCGCGAGGAGATATTAATTAATGAAAATGGAAGATAAAGATAAGTTGGCTTATTTGAATGAAGACCAAAAAGTCTATTTGCGGCTAGTTAGAAAGTCATTACCAATGCATGATTTTGATATGCAGCGGACTTTGGTTTATTTGGCCAAACATGGGGATGTTATCAAACCGTTTGAGCGTGAGGCAACTAATAATTTATCAGGGTTTCAAAAGAATCAAGTTTTATGTGAGTTACTTTTGCCATATTAGGGGATGAGGAATTGATCAACAGTGTTGTTTTAATTGGACGACTGACTAAAGATATTGAACTGAAATATACGGTCAGTGGCATTGCAGTGGCGACTTTTATACTGGCCGTCAATCGTCAATTTACGAATGCCCAAGGTGAGCGTGAAGCTGACTTTATTCAGTGTGTTCTTTGGCGTAAGGCGGCGGAGAACTTTGCCAAATTTACACACAAGGGATCATTAGTAGGCATTAATGGCCGGTTTCAGACTAGAAATTATGAGAATAATCAGGGCAATCGTATTTATGTATCTGAAGTGATGGTTGAAAACTTCAGTTTATTAGAACCCAAAAATAGTAGTGCTAATAATCAACTAGCAAATCAGCAAAATAATGTGGCCAATTCGACCGATTCTACAAGTAATCAATTCAGAAATCCTTATCGGGATGAATCTGAGCAGGCCAATAAATCAGCCTCAAAAAGTGATACTGGAAATCTTTTTGAAAAGCAAGACGATCCATGGGCCGCTGGTTCTGAACCGATTGATATTTCTGATGATGATTTACCATTTTAGGGAGGTAGTAGACAAATGACATTACATGATAGTTGGAAAGGTGGTTTCACCTTAAATTTTAGTGGCGATTCAATGTTTGATGAGGAGTGGCTACTAGATGAGCGCAATAAAGAACCAGATGAATTACATTTTATGGGCTATGATGCCAATTTATATCCGTTACCGAATCTTTCTAAAATTCCATCACAGCATCGGCAAGAAGTAATTAATCAAGCATTATCTCGATTTAGAAAAGTGAATGCAGATGTTTGGTTAGACGATTGTCAAATCAAGAATAGGGTCAAGGAAAGTGCGATTGATGATTAAGACGGATAGAGTACCAGATATTACAGCCTCGCCCTATGAAGATGAAAATCTCTTTACCTATCAGGAAAAGCAATGTGATCGTTTTTGGTGGCAGATTTTAAGTAAAGAAATTCATTTTGCTGTTTATTATAAAATTAAAAATAAAGGGTCAATGATTCTGAAATATCGCTATACAAAGAGTCCGAGATATCATATGCTATTTCAGCTAACAAGCTATGACACCAATGAACTACCAATCAGTCATTTTGACATTACCAGAAGTATTCTTGATGGCAATCTTTTACACGAGTCTGAAGAGATTATGATGAGAATGCCTTATAGCGATAATTTCTTAACTTATTATGTAAAACTCTATTTACCGGAGGAAAATAAATGACAAAAATTGCTTGGCATTGTGCGACACAGAAAGACTTGACCGATTTGACAAAAAAATTAACTCAAAGGGACTTCATTATGTTTGGTGGTGTTCTACCTACTACATTAGTGATGGATAGAGAGTTCAAACTAGGAAAACGGACAATGAAGCTTCATACCGATATGGTAATCAATAATACTATGGGACTTGAGAATATTCTTTCCACAAGTCGCATGGATGAATGGGTGAAACATAAAGGTGATCCAGATTACGATTGCTATACAGTTGTCGAATTTGTGGCTGGAGATAATCCGGAAACATCACATTAAGGTCATATAGTTATTGTTTAAGTAAATAACATAAAAAAGCCCGCACTAGGCGGACTACTCAACAACTTATCAAAACTTATTATATCATGGGAGTGGTCTCTTGGAGCGAGTAATATTTAATCATATCGTAAGTATTTTACGTGACTATCCTTATATTGATAGTTATGTGAAAGACCGCGAGGATGAACTAATGCATCCTTGGAAGGAATCAGATAGGAATGTTGGCGGCGGGCGTTCTAATATTCCTGGTAAGCCAGTTGAAGCAATGGCAATTACGATTGCAGATGATCGCCGCTTATCGAACTTAGAAAGAAATAAAAAGATTGTAACAAGATGTTTGGAAAGTTCCGATAGTTCGACCCAAACAATCATTCATGAGTTGTATATTAAGCAGCACCCAACACTAACAATTCAAGGTGTGGCCAACAAAGTGAGCCTCTCATTATCGGCAGTAAAAAAACGGCGTGAGCATTTCTTTGAAGATGTTAGGCAACAATTAGGCTGGTAAGTAGAAGTGTCCAAATTGTATCCTAATTGGCTATAGTAAGGGACTATTATTGTATTGTTGATAGTTGAGACGTGAGTTGGTGTTTACAAACATCTTGGTTCGATTCCAAGACGCGTTTTAGCCATGCGATGACCTCCTTTAAAAAATAAATCTAATTGCCTTAGTTTTAACAGCGAGCGTGGCAAGTGACGGTAAAACTTCATCTCATTATTGGGATGAAGTTTTTTATACATAAAAAAGCTAGGCTTAAACACCTAGCTTTTCCTTTAATGCTTCAGTTAAAGTTGCACTGAAATTAATACCTTGCTTATTTCCTAGTTCATTTAAGTAATTCGGAATGGTCAAGGTTTTCTTTATCACACTGTTATCGTGGCGCCGTTGATAGTCTGATACGTTGACTCTAACAAAGCTGGCTGATTGATTAGTGTTAACAGCCGGAAGTGAGTCATCATCAGCTGGTAAATCGCTTTCTAGACTAAAAGTGCCGATATAATCTTCTGCCATTTCTAAAGCGTCAGCAACAGATTTACCCTCAGTCAAACCATCAAGAGCGGGAATGCTAACAGTATAGGGATAATTTTCATCATTATCTTTGGTTAATATTACGGCGTAAACAACGATCTTATCTTTGGTTTTCATAATAAAACTCCTTTTCAAAATAAGTTAGTGCAAAGATTGGATAACAAAGCAAGGGCTCATTTGAGCCCGTGCTTTTTGATTAGTGCTTTGGCAAGTGATTCTTTGATTTCAGGATGTCGGGGAATTTGTTCTTTAAGTTTTCCGTTTGTCCAAATATCATGATTACCACCGTGGTTTAACAAGTACCAACCAGCTTTTTTAAACTTCTTTTCCAACTTGAACCTTTGCATTTCTAACTCCTTTCCCTTACCACACTTATTATAATACACGTATTTAATACATATGTCAACGTATTTAATACGTATGATTAAACTTTTTTAGTTAGGAAGTGCTGCCTTGCCAAGGGTTCACAGATGTCGGGCAATGGGTTGCCATGTGATGGTTCAGTGGCCAGCTCATTATTGTCAGCAACATAAATCATTAGAAGTTAAGTTAGAACAACGTGACCGCAGTTTTTATAATCATGTCACGAGAAATAGAACTGTTAGTAAGCGTGAGCAGTATCAGTTTTATAAAACAAGACTGTGGCGCTCGTTGCGTCTGTCAATTCTTGCTAGGGACTTACACTTATGTCAGTACTGCAAAGCCATGGGAGTTATCACAGTGGGCAATACTGTGGACCATGTAGTGCCGTTTGAAGTTAAGACTGAATGGAAAGACAAAGAGGACAATTTGCTAACGTGTTGCCCTGATTGTCATAAATTTAAGACACGTTGGGAACAAAGTTACTATGGCACAGGCCAAGGCAATGCTATCAGGGATGTTGAGCCAGTGACCGACGTAAAACGGGTAGCAAGTATTATTTTTGGAATGAAATCAGCTAAAAATGATTTTGATACCCCCCCTCAAAGCTAATCTAAGGGGAGCCACACCGAGCTGTAGTCTCGTAAGTTTTGCCAATTTTGAATTTTTTTACCCCGGGGGGTGTTAGAAAATGAAGGGAGGTGGGTGCAATTGTAAAAAAGTCATTCAAAGACCAAGACAATGGGATGTTACCAAAACGCCCACCGTCTTATTTAGGAAAAATCGCGGCGGCAATGTGGCGGAAAGTTGTTCCCGTTTTAGAGAGTCAATCAGCAGTTCAGCGAATTGATGCCAACTTAGTGGAAACTTACTGCAGTGCGTATGAAATTTATCGTGAGTCTTATCAGTCTATCAAAGAAGATGGCATTCAAACTGAAATTTATGTCAGCCTGCAAAATAATAAAGGCGAAATTGTTGGTAGTGAATTTAGAGGTTACAAAAAGAATCCAGCTACTGGAATTTTTAACGATGCTAGCAAGCAATTGACTCTGATTGGGACTCAATTAGGATTGTCACCTAAGAGCCGCGCCGAATTAACTAATCTTAGAGGCGTAAAGACTAAGAATAGTTCGGGTAACGTTAAGCAAATGAATGCTGAAAAGGCTAAGTTCTTTGGTTAGGTGGTGAGATACGATAGATAAAATAGATTTAACTCAGTCAAAAGATGTTATTGGCGCTTTTAAGTCACAGGATTACAGTCAAATTTTAAAGAAATATGATGATCCAGGTACTCAATATGCTTTAAGCGTACTAATGGGCAAGCAAATTGCTGGTTATAAAATGCAACTGGCCTGTTTTCGTCACTTGCAAGACTTGCGCCGAGTTGAAAATAAACTTGATAATTTTAAATATGAGTATGACTTGAAAAAGGTCGATTCTATTTTAAACTTTGCTGCTGTTTGTCCTGATGTTGATGCTGGTGAGCCGTTACCTTTAATGCCATGGCAAAAGTTTATGCTGCTTCAAGTCATTGCTTGGCGGGATCAATACAACAATAAGCGATTTACCGAAGGCTATATTAGTGTTGGCCGTAAGCAAGGTAAAACATATTTGATGGCGATTATTAGTTCATACTCCTTTTTTGTTGAAGGATATGGGCTGTTTAATCAAGATTATTTATTGGCGTCTAATACCGCCGACCAAAGCACTAAATTATTTAGTTATGTTTCGTTTATGATGCAATATTTGATTGACACAAATGATTTCTTTGGCCAAATTGCACTTGATGAAAATATTGAGGTTCAAGCCAATCGTGTTATTGCTAAGAATCAAGTTAATAGGCTAGTAAAAATCTCCAATGAGTCTGGTAAGTATGATAGTTATCACTTTACGAATGCTATTTATGACGAATCTGGGGATGAAAAAGCTGGTAAATATACTTCAAGAATTATTACTGGTCAAGCTGATGTTAAAAATCATCAATTTTTAAAGATTTCAACTGCTTATGAGTTTCTAAATACAGAATTTTATAATGATATTAAGCGCAGCGTTGAGAATATGGAACGCGATTATGACCGTACTTCGGAAAATGAACTTTGTTTGGTTTGGAGTCAGGATAATGAAAATGAGGTTTATCAACCTGAAACTTGGGTTAAATCTAATCCATTAATGGATTTGCCGGGTAAAAAAGCAAAAAAGACGAGTGATCTGATCACACTTCGCGACACAATGATTAACAAGGGCAAGCTTAATGAGTTTCAAAATAAGAATATGAATATCTATTTGCAGGTAAATACGGATAGCTATTTGAAGTTGAATGATGTTGAGAAAGCAATAATCCCAAAATTTACGTTAGCAGCGCGTCCGGTTTATATCGGGTTTGACTATTCTTTATTTAGCGACAATACGGCCTTGGCCTTTTTATTCCCGTATCTTGACGGTGATAAAAGAAGATGGTTCATTTATCAACATTCCTTTATTCCATGGCAAAAGGCCGGTTCAATTGACGCTAAAGAGAAACAGGATGGTATTAATTATCGTGAATTGGAGAAGCAAGGCTATTGTTCGATTACACGGCACCCACAAGGAATTATTAATGGTGATCAGGTCTATAGCTGGTTAACTAATTTTGTTGAGGATAATCAACTGGACGTTTTGTGCTTCGGCTATGATGCCATGGGAGCAACCACATTTACAAAGCGCCTCGAGCAAAACACAGAATGGAATATTTTACCGGTTAAACAGCGGACTGGTGAGCTTAAAGATCCAACTAAGTTTCTACAAACCGGATTTATTGAGGGCTCGATAAAAAGATTTGACGATAAGATTATGGAAAAGGCCTTATTAAACGCCCAAATTTATGAAGATAAAGTTGGTATTCAAGTTGATAAGGCCAAGGCCACTCTAAAGATTGATGTTGTTGATGCCTTAATTGATGCATTATATCAGGGGATGTACCATTTTGAAGATTTTGCTGAAGTAAACGATCCGTCCAAACAGGTTGAGCGAATGTCAGCTGAGCAAGTAGCTGAATATATTAAGTCAGGAAAATTTGGGTTTGGAGGTGATTAAACTGGTGAAACAAGTAAATAAAGCAATAAAAGTGTTGGTGAGTTATCTGCCAACACTTTTATTTTTGGCCGGAATTTTGGCACTAGTCATTAGTGTATGGTTATGGAAACCGATTGTTGGTGGCCTTGCCTTGGGCGTTGCCTTAATTGTTTTAGGGTTAATGTGGGATCGTGCTGCTGACTTGAAGCAGAAAGGGGGTGATTAATGATGTTATTTCGCCCTGCTACGCGCCTTAATAGTTTGTCACTTGATAGTGGTGATGAAATTGACTTTACTGATCCACGAATTGTTGATTTTTTACATGCCAATGATTATACAAGTGCTGATGAAGCATTGAAGAATAGTGATTTGTATGCATTGGTGGCCAGAGTGTCAGCGGATGTGGCGACGTCACAATTTATGGCTAATATGCCACGTGCTCAGACACTTTTAGATAATCCGACACCAACGGCTAACAAACATGCTTTCTGGCAGTCAGTAGCTGCCCAATTGTTATTAGATGGCAATGCTTACGCTTATATGTGGCGGAATGTGAATGGTATTGTGGCGAGATTGGAATATTTAAGACCTTCTCAGGTATCAGCGTTTTTATTGGATGACGGTTCTGGACTAACCTACAACATTACATTTGATGAGCCCTCAATTGGTATTCTTAATAATGTGCCGCAAGGAGATGTCCTGCACTTTCGACTATTATCGACTAATGGTGGCAAAACTGGTCGAAGTCCACTACTTTCGTTACAAAATGAATTAAATATTAAGCACAATAGCAATAAATTGACGTTAGAAGCACTTGGTAAAGCAATCATGCCTAATGGTATTTTGCATATTAAGGGTATGGGTTTACTTGATAATAAACGAAAAATCGCTTTGTCCAAGGGATTTGAGAAACAAGCAAATGGTTCTAGTGGCCCAGTAGTCCTAGATGACCTTTCAACTTATGATCCACTAGAAATTAAATCTGATGTTTCCAGTCTATTGTCATCAACCGATTGGACTTCACGACAAATTGCTAAAGTTTATGGCATTCCTGACAGTTATTTAAATGGGCAAGGTGATCAGCAGTCAAGTATTGTCATGATTGGCGAATATTATGCCAACGCACTGCATCAATACACAGCTGCAGTTGAATCTGAATTAACTCAGAAATTGAATGTGACGGTTTCAATCGACTTGATGCCTGCAATTGACCAAGACTTAAGTTCATATGCAGCTACCGTCGGTGATGCGGCCTCTAAGAAAGTTATCACTACAGAGCAAGCCAATTTCATGCTACGAAAGAAAGGCTTCATTCCATCGGATGCGCCTGATTATGATCAAGGGCAACTTGCTAGTACAACTTTGAAAGGTGGTGATAATAAAGATGACAGTAATTAATATTAAAGGTGATGTAGTTGACAATTTAACTGGTCAAATCTATTCTTATTTACAAATTCCTGCGGTTTATCCAGCAACGGTTCAGCAAGGTTTGACTGATGCGAATGGGGATGACGTGACTTTACAAATTGCTAGTAATGGTGGTGATGTTTTCGCTGCCAGTGAAATTTATACGATGCTACGCCAGTATAGTGGCAAGGTTAATGTTGAAATTCAGGGTCTAGCGGCGTCAGCAGCTTCGGTAATTGCAATGGCCGGCGATAATATCAAAATGGCGCCGACAGCGTTATTGATGATTCATCGGGCTTGGTCAGTGTCACAAGGTAATACTGATGATATGCAACATGAAGCTGCAGTTCTCAACAAAATCGACCAATCAATTGTTGGTGTTTACGAAGCAAAAACGGGGATGGATGAACAGAAACTACTTGATTTGATGACTCAAGAAACTTGGTTAACAGCAGATGATGCAACCAAACAAGGATTTGCTGATGAAATCATGTTTGTTGATGAAAACAAACCCCAGGTGCTTAACAGTGTTAGCCCGGTTGCTAGTAAGAACGCTGTTAATAAATTATTAAATTTAATCAATAAAGCCAGTTCTTCGGAGAAGAATTCAACTCATAAACATGAGAAGAATCTTCAACAAAGTAAACTGGCTATTTTAATGTCAAAAAAGGAGTAATGAAATGAACAATATTAACAAAATTAATGATGCTTGGATTGCATCAGGACAAAAGGTATCTGATTTAAATGCCAAACTAAATGCCGCTGTTTTAGATGACAAATTTGACGAAAAAACATTCACGGAAATGAAGAACCAACGTGATCAAGAAAAGGCTCATCGTGACGCACTTAAAGACCAACTCGATGAAGCACGAGCTCAAGATGTTTTGGCAATGGATGATAAGGATAAAAAGCCACTGACGCCAGTTGAGAAAAATCTTAAAGATAAGTTTGTTTCTAACTTTAAGGCCATGATGCGTGGCGATGCTAAAGTTTTAAATTTAGCCACTTCTTCAACAGATGCTGAAGGCAATGCTATTGGTTTAGTCATTCCTTCAGATATTCAGACGGCTATTCACACTTTAGTTCGCCAAATGGCCAGTTTGGAACAATATGTAAACGTCGAAAACGTGACGACAGCAAACGGTTCTCGTGTGTATGAAAAAATGTCAACAATTACGCCACTTACTGCGCTTGATGACGAAGATGCTGAAATTAAGGATAATGATGATCCTAAATTACAGTTGGTTAAGTATGTTATTAAACGGTTCGCTGGGATCACAACGGCCACTAATTCGTTATTGAAAGATACAACTGAAAACATTCTAGCTTGGTTGGAAGGTTGGATTGCAAAAAAGGTAGTCGTTACTCGTAATAGCGAAATTACTAAGGTGCTTAATAATGCTCCCAAGAAGGCCTCAATCAAGAGCTTTGATGATGTGAAGGACTTGAACTTAAACGGCGTTGATCCTGCTATTGCCGCGACATCATTTTATTTAACAAATCAAACTGGTTACAGCATTTTGTCAAAGGTCAAAGATGCTATGGGTCGTTATATTATGCAGCCAACAATTGCAGATCCCACCATTAAGCAAATCGATGGTAAACAAGTACTGTGTATCGCCGATCGTTGGTTAGCCGATCCTGCTAAGGATACACACCCGCTTTACTTTGGTGATTTAAAGCAGGCTATTACATTGTTTGACCGGGAACAGATGTCAATTTTAGTAACTAATATTGGCGCCGGTGCGTTTGAAAAAGACCAAACAAAAGTTCGAGTAATTGATCGCTTTGACGTTCAACCAACCGATACTGATGCAGTTGCGGTTGGTTCGTTCAGCACTATTGCTGACCAAAAAGCTAATTTTGCTGCTGCAGCAGCTACTACGGACGCAACTACGACTGATACAACAAAAGCCTAGATTAAATAATAGTCGCTAATAAATAAACAATTCGCTAGGCGGGCGGCTATTAAGGAGGTGGTTGAGTGCCACAATATCTAAAGATTGATGGACTAAAAACATCTTTACGTATTGTTGATACTGGTGATGAAGTAATTGATAAAAGTGTTGATGATCGCTTGGCTAGCTGTTTGGGTGCTGCAGAAATCTATGTTCAACATTCAGTTGGGGAAGATGTTACTGATTTCTTCAATGATGATGGTGTTAAGGAACTATATGAGATTGCAGCATATGCCTTGGCCACTACCTACTATCAAAACCCAGCAACGATTACCACAGGCCAACAAACTAATGTTGATCCAGTAATGAACAGTATCATTGGCCAATTGCGTGGCGATTATGCTTTACGGAAGGATAGTGTTGCTGATGATGGTTCAATTAACCAACCCAGCACGTTTGGATAAACTGATTCATTTTGGCAAGCAAGATAGTTCAAAAATGAATCAGAATGGTATTCCTATTTTAGGCTTTGTTGAATCCTTTAAAGCATGGGGTGGTGTTTGGCAACTAACGACAACACAATTACTACAGATTTCAGGGATGAACCTTAGTGATAATCAAATTTTTGTGGTTCGACACCGTGAATCTTGGACAGATGTAATTGATGCCAAGATTGGAACTAAGGTATATCACGTCAAGAGTATTGTCCCTGATGTGGCTGATACACCCACTAGTTATGATCTGGTTACTTTGGAGAAGGTGATTAAGAATGGCTGATGAATTTGCTTCTTCAATTGAAGAATGGATGAATCAGGTTGATTTTGCTATAACTCTAACAAATGAGGATAAGGCAAAAATTACTGGTGCTGGTGCTGAAGCATTTACTGAGGTACTGAAAAAGAATACGCCAAGGTCAGACGTAAATTATAATGCTAAAGGTAAATCAGCAGGTCACGCCAATGCTAAACATGGAAACAGCCACAGAAAGAAGCAGCACTTGGCCGATTCGATTACTTACAAAAGTGGTCATACTGCTGATAACTTAGCAACTGGTGATACTGATGTTGGTTATAGCGAACACTATTACGATTTTTTGGCACGAATTATCAATAATGGTAAAAAGAAAATGTCGCCAAAAGAAATGGCCAATATGTATTACTCAGATAAGTCTCAGCAAGAGGCACAAAAACCAGTAGAAGAGGCCATGCTGAAAGCCTATAAAGAGGTGCGGGGTCAATGACAGCGGTAATGGATGCAACGAATTTACTGAAATCAGCGTCTGTCAATGATATTGATGGTGTTTATCCCAATTTATTGTCAGCTGATATTCAGGCCGATACTTCAAAAACAGTAATTCTAGTTACGGATGTTAATGAACGATACGGCAGCTTTGGTTCAAATCGCAGTACAACCAAGGATTCAACGATTGCACTCAATATTTTTTATGGCATTAACTCAAACGCAAGTAGAGACACAGTGGAAGAAACCATTGTGTCTCTTTTTGAAGACAATGACTGGCGAATTATTTATTCGCCTGGTCAGACAATCGATCCAGACACACAGCAAATTACCAAAATAATGCAATTTTCAAAGACGAAAGGACGTTAAAAAATGGAATTAAAAGGTTTAGCAGATTTTATCATTGGGCTTTATGGGCCAGACGGAACTTTATTAAAGGATAAAGACAAGGGATTAAGTGAAACGGGTCTTTATAAAGTTGATTTAAATAGTTCAAAAGGTGCAACACAGGCCAATATGACTGGATTAGCGCCAACAGTGACCAAGGTTTATGGTTCCAATGCAGTTGCAGAACAAAATATTGGGACACCAAGTCCTGCTATCGCTTTAGCAGCTAATGATATTCCACACACTATCTACGATAAAACAGTTGGACTGGAGAAGGATGAGGTTAATACAGGTTATGCTGCCAGACCCGGTCAAACTTCCATGGGTGGTGTTATTGTTCACTCACAAAGCGCCGATGGTACCGTGGATGCATATATGGCATTTCCACAAGGGACTATCACACCTGGCGAAATGAATTTGCAAACTAATACAGAAAACCCAGTTAGTGTTCATGATGCGCTAACACTTTCAACGCAGGCGCGGGGATCAGATAAGTTAATGTATCAAAAATTTTATTCGGATGAGCCCAATTTTGATTATGAAAAAATGCTGGCGTTTATTTTTCCAGGTTATGTTGCTAAAACAACATCTGAAGCAGCTCAAACTAGTGGCTCCAGTGAAGCAGCTGGCTCAACACCAAAAACTGATAGTACTACAGCATAGTTAGTGCTGAGAAGTGAATTCTAAGTAAATTTCAGACAGAACGATGAGTAACTAATCGTTTGGGTGGGTGTGGTGGCATGTCTAAAAGGAGATTTTTTAATGAATTACGCAAAAGTAGATGTAACACGAATCGGTATCAAAGAACCAATCTCAGTTCCACAGACAAAAGGGAATTTTCGTCGTTGTTTAGTTGCACTTCGTGACTTGGCACAGACAGACGTTGATCAAATCAAACGTGATCACGAAAGTAATTCAATTGAAGTTGATGATGATTCATTTGCGATTTCGATGCTTGATGAATTCCAAAAGCAGTTGGATCATCTTGATAATATGAGTGATTTTATTATTAAAATTTTGCATTTGAAGAAAAAAGATGTCGAAAAACTGGATGATTTAAGCGCCGATGAGATGGGCGAATTTGTGGGCGAAATTGCCAGTACTGTGATTGGGATTAATAGTCAGGAACCCACAGAAGCTGATTTAAAAAGTAACGCCTAGTCAATATGTTAATGAATTGAATGGTGCCATTGAAGATGCCGACTATTTGGAGCAGCAGGCGTTAGTTGATTTTGGTATTTTACCTGAGGATTTTGAAAAATCTGATCATATCAGAATGAATGAAATTCTGAGTGCAAAGCCTAAAGATAAACGTGCCGTTGATGCTTTTGAATTTATGAATTCATTAAGAAAGGGAGGAAGATAATAAATGGCAGGTAAAATTCCAGCTGGTGAATTTAATACTCGTGTAAGTCTTGATGGTGAGCAACCTGTCAAAACACTGAAGCAAATGCGTTCAGAGGTCTCCTCTTTGACAGCATCTTGGCGAGCCCAATCTGCTGAGCTAAAAACTGCAGGTGACATGGTTGGTTCTGCAAAAACAAAGTTTGAAGGTTTATCAAATGCAGTTTCTAAGCAGAAGGATTATGTTGCACGTTTAAAAAAAGAGCAGGATGCTTTAGACACTTCAACTAATAAAGGTGCCGAAGAGTCGGCAAAATTAGAAAAGCAGATTTCATCAGCAACCATTAAACTTTCTTCATTGACCACGCAGCAATCTAAGGCCAAAGATTCATTGAAGTATTATGAGTCCGGATTAGCTAGCGCCCAGACCGAATTACGCAGCATTAGTGAAACCTCACGTTCTTATGTGACTCGATTACAGGCTGAGGGTAAACAAACTGCTGCTAATAAGGCTGAAATGAGTGGCTTACGTGGCTCTTATGAAAAGATGTCATCAATTTATAAGATTCAGTCTGAGGAACTTGCTAAGATTGAACGCGAGTCCGGTAAAACGAGTGAAGCTTACTCAAAGCAGTCAGTTCGTGTTAATCAAACTGCCACTGATATGGCCAAAGCTAAAACTCGAATGTCTGAACTTGATAGCGAGATGCGAAAGGCTAATCCATCAGTTTTTGATAAGTTACGTTCGCATTTGAAGAGTGTTAATAGCGAAGCTGATAAGACGCCGGGACTTTTTAAGAAGATCGTTGCTGGTGGTGTTGTTAGTAATGCAATTACCAGTGGCTGGCAGGCATTATCTGGTAGCATCAAATCTACTGTTAAATCAGGGCTGGCATTGAATGAGGCCGGCGAAGAGCTTGGTAATACTTGGAAAAACATGGGTAAGTCCAGCAATGATATTGGTATTATGGGTGACCAACTTGGTTATTTACGGTCTCAAACAGGTGCAACTGGTATTGAAATTAATACTTTGCAGAAGACAGTTGATACTTTTACTGGTGGTGTTACTGAAAAGACAGTAGTTATTAGTGCCGGACTTGCTGGTATTGCGACGGCTAGTCATATTGGCGGCGAAGGTATGGACGGCTTGTCCAAATCTTTGGCCCGTGTATTAGCTTCTGGTAATTTAACGACTTCTGGCTTGGCCAAACTTGAAAAATTAGCCCCAACTTTAGGCGAGCAGTTATCAAAGGCAGCGGGCGTTAGTCAGACTGCTTTTAATGACATGGTTGCTAAGGGAAAGATTAACGCTAATGATTTAAAAGATTTACTGTATAAGATTGGTACTACCAGCAGCAAGACTTTTGATGAGTATGGCAAGACCTCTAAAGGTGCCATGGCTCAAATTCAAGGCGGCTGGACAACTTTAAAAGCAAATATGACTAAACCACTGTTGGATGTTAAGAATAGTGGGATGACCAATTTAGCTTCTTTGGTGAATAGCCCGGTACTTCAAAAAGCGGCCACTAGTTTAGGTGTTGGTGTCGCAAATATAGCAGCCAAAGGTGAAGCATTCTTAGCTTATATTGCCAAACATAAAAGTGATGTGACTGGTATTGCCGGCGATATTTTCAAAATTGGCAAAATTGCTGGTGAAGAAGTTTGGTCAATCTTTAAAGACGTAATCAAGGAAGCCGCCGGTTGGCTTGGTGTTGGTGGTAAAAATGCTAAGACCATGAAAGATCCTTTGGAGGCTATTCACGATGTTCTTGATGCGATTGTTAAGAATAAATCTGGCATTGAAACGACTACTAAAGTTGTGATGAGCCTTTTTGCAATTAAAAAGGCATTAGGTTTTGCTTCGGCTCTGAGTCATGTAACAGGCGGGCTAGAAAAGCTAGGTAGCTCCAAAATTGTTGGTGGAATTCTGAACCTTAACAAAAGCCTTGTCAATGGCAGCAAATTAGGTGGCGTCGGCCAATCAATCAAGTCGGCTGGTGGTTTAAAAGGTTTATCAACAGCTGGCAAAGTTAGTACTGGTCTGGCCGGGGCCGGAGTTGCCTTGGATGCCGGAATTGATATCTACTCAGCCATCAAAGAAAAAAATCCAACCAAGAAATTTGAAGATTTTGGCTCTGGTGCCGGTAAAGCAATTGGTGGTGGACTTGGCCTGTTTTTTGGCGGCCCGCTTGGTGCTGCTGTTGGTGCCAAAATTGGTGGTGTTATCGGTAAATGGGGCGGCTTAGGTACTAAAAAATTTATGGATGGCTGGAATAAAGCGGGTTCTAAGAAGAAACCGGATGACTGGCTTGAAGGAATTGGCTGGAACGCCCATAAGATGTCGACCAAAATTGGCAAGTGGTGGAATGATAACCAAAAAGCCAATGAGAAGGCCCAAAAGAAACAACAAAAGGCCCAAGATAAAGCTAACAAGGCTGCTCAAAAGAAATGGAATTCCTATTGGTCTAATGTTAGCAAGGGTTGGACTAAATTCTGGGGTAATGTTGGTAAGAATGATGATAAGTCAGTTGCTAAACGTAAAAAAGCCCAAGAAAAAGTCAATAAAACACTTCAAAAAAATTGGAATTCTTACTGGTCTAATGTTGGCAAAGGTTGGAACAAACATTGGAGTAGCGTCGGAAAAGCCAATGATAAGGCCTTTGCCAAACGGAAACGTGATCAAGCTGCGACTAATAAAGCTATCTCAAAGTCAATGAGTGCCTGGTGGTCAGGTATTCAAAAAAATTGGAATAGTTTTTGGTCTAGTGTCGGTAAAAAAGGTAGTTCGGGGATGAATTCACTTCATTCCACAATTACTAGGCGAAATAACCAGATAGGCAAGAGTTGGCGTGAGATGTGGTCAGGTCTTGCAAGTTGGTTCGGTGGTATTTGGTCAGGAATAAAGAAACATGCAAAGTCTGGTATGAATGGTGTAATTGATATTATCAATGGCGCAATTGGTGGTATCAACTTTGTTTGGGAGAAATTCACCGGTAAGAATGCTATAAAGAAATTACAAAGGCTATCAACTGGTGGTGTCGTTGGGTCAATGCAGAAAGTCATGTTAAATGATGGCGTTGGCTCCAATTGGAAAGAATTATTTGTCACGCCTAGTGGTCATGCTGGAATGTTTAAAGAGCGCAATAAGATTAGCTATTTGCCTAGGGGGACCCGTGTTTTCAACGGCGACGAAAGCAAGTCAATTATGTCATCAATCGGTATAGAACACTTTGCAAACGGTGGTGTTATTGGCGATATTGGCAACTTCTTTAAATCTGGTTGGGACAAACTAGAAATGGTTGGTAAGTGGCTGTCAGCACCACAAAAGTATGTTTCAAGCATGATCAATAATGCCGTTAATGGCGCCTTTGCAGATGTACAAATGTTTACTGACTTAGGAAGAGGTATTGGACATCAAATGATTGGTGGCGTTGCCGACTGGTTCAAGAAACAGTTAAAAGGTATAGAGGATAAACTCCAAGAATCATCTGCTGGCAGTGGGGCCGCCTATAGTCCTTCGTTAATCAAAAAGGCTGCGGCACAAATGCATGCAAATCCAACTGATGCTTATATTAAGATGCTTGGCCAAGTTATTATGAGTGAATCTGGTGGCAAAAGTGTTGTCCAGCAAATTCATGATGTGAACTCCGGCGGTAATGAAGCTAGAGGTATCTTGCAATACACACCACCAACCTTTGGCTATTATGCCGTCAAAGGTCATAAGAATATTATGAGTCCTTTTGATCAGTTACTCGCTTTTTTCAATAATTCTGACTGGAAGAATGCCATTGGTTGGACGACGATTTGGGGTAAGCGCAAGGTTGATTGGTTACATTCAGGGCCTCAAGGACACAGAAGATTTGCAAATGGTGGTTTTACTAATAAACCGGCTATATTTGGTGACCAGGGGCTTGAAGCAGCAATTCCAATGTCTGCCTTAAAGTCTAGTCGCGGCTATGAAATGCTTGGTAAGACAGCTGCTGCCATGGCTGCCCGCGACAATATTTCGGACAATTCAGAAAATAATAAAGAGTTAAATAACAAGTTGGATGATGTTATTTTGCTTATGAAACAAATGATAAAGGGACAGAATGAATTGCTTACTGCTTTGGTTGAAAAGAATTTGACGATTAATACTAAAACCTTAAATAAGGTAATGGCTCCAGAACAGTCATTTACTAATCGTCAACGTCAAGTCTTGGCTCAAAGGGGGATTGCAATTGACACAAGAATCTAATCAATATGGGTTTAGATTTAATGGCCATCATTCAAGTGAATTCTCAGTTTATGTTGTTTACGGCTCAGAAACTGAAGGCTATCCTGCCAAGACTAAGGATTTGGTAACATTACCAGGATCAAGTCAGGTTCTTGATTTGTCTAATCTATATGGTCCTGTTTACGGAGAAAGGACTAAATCTTTAACGCTGGTGCTTGCAGGTGAAGCATTACTTGGCCGTGAACAGATGACTCAAGCATGGACACGAGTGATTAACTGGTTAATGAAACCAGACCATAAGGTGGTTTATCAGAGTGATTTAATGCCTGAATATCATTATTTGGCCGAGGTACAGAATGCACCTTCATTAAGTGAAGTGAATGATGCCGGGCAGTTAACGATTGAATTTCAATGCTACTCTTTCCGAATCAAAAACAAACCTGAATTTGATGATATATGGGATGATTTCAACTTTGATACTGGTGTGGCACAAGAAACTCATTATATTGGTTCAACCTCAACTCCTGGTGTTTTAATTAATACTGGTGTTGCCGAAGTGCCGACTACCGTTAAAGCTAGCGAAGCAGTCACTTTAATTATCAATAGTGAACAATATGAACTACAAGTCGGTGACAATTCTTCAACAGAGTTAGTCCTAATGCCGGGTGAGAATGACATTACGATTAGGGGAAGCACTACTGCGAAGGTAGATTTCAGCTGGTATCAAGAGGTGATTTAATGTATCAAGTCTTTATTAAGCAATCGTGGAATGGTAAAGAACTATTAATTCATAGTGCGCATAATAATATGTTAAAAGTGGCTAATGGTGTTGTTACTCTGGATGTCGCTGCTATTCCATCTTTTACTTTTACTATTTACGCAAATAATCCTGGTTATGATCAGCTGCATTATTTAACGACATTTGTTAGAGTGTTTGATACAAGAAATCAAAGAAATATCTTTGAGGGCCGCATTTTAGTTCCCAGTGAGCCCTTGGAAAGCAATGGCCAAATTTATAAGGAATATACCTGCGAGGGCTACGAAGCATTTCTGCATGACAGCAGGCCTGATTTTGTAGATTTTACAAATCAAACACGAGCACAAATTCTTACCACGCTAATTAATAAGCATAATCAACAAATGAAGGATGGCGGTAATGATTTTAAATGCATTAAGCTGGGAAATATTGATTTGGGAAGTTCCGCCATCTCTTACCGATATACTGATGACAATGTTGATACCTTTGAAAATATTAGCAATCTAATTCTTGCTGATGGCTTTGAAATGGCGCTTCGGGTAGTCAATGGTGATTTATATCTTGATGCCGCTAAATCAATTGGTGGCAAAGGACAGCAAAAAATTGAATTAAAAAAGAATTTATTATCATTTACCAGAAGTATTGATCCTACTTCCTTGGTGACCGCATTTAAGCCGTTGGGGAATGTAATTGATACTAATGATGATAATACTGACAAAGGGACTGCCAGACTGACAATTGCATCAGTCAATAATGGCAGTCCTTTAATTCGTAACGAAAAATTGATTAGTGAATTTGGCTTAATAGTTGGTAGTAACACTTGGGATGATATTACAGATGCAAATTTATTAAAAAGTACTGGGATTAGTTACTTTAACGGTCTATCAGTGGCTAGTGTCACCACTCAAATACAAGCAGTTGATTTATCCCTCGTTGATCAGAGTAAAAAGCAAGACCCGTTATTGTGTGGTTGGTCTTATCGGACTGTAATTTCGGTAAAAGGGATTGATGCAGTTTTTCGAATCACTCAGCAAACTTTAAATCTTAATAATGTCGAGCAAAATACTATTACAATTGGTGATCGGGTTGTCGGTCAGGAGAGTTATGATGCTTTATTTGCTGCTGATGTAAAAGCAATGGCAGATATCAAAGCAAAAGTCGATTATCAGAACAAAAAATTAGCTGAAATGAAACAGTTGTCCACTGATTATCGAACTGCCAATGATAAACAGATTGCTTCGCTGCTTGAAAAAATCAAAGAGCTAGAATCAACAGGTGCCAGTTACTTTGAGGGCTCAATTATTGACGTCTCTGAATTTCAGGGTTCAATAAACTGGAATCAAGTTGTTAGTGGTGGCTTAGCACTAGGGATTATTAGAATTCAAGACGGTAGCGACTATCAGGATAAAACCTATCAAGTGAATGTACCAGGGGCTATTGCAGCAGGCGCTAATTATGCGGTTTATGCTTATTTTCACGCCTTGAATCCAAGCGATGCGGTAACTGAAGCAACGGATTTCTATAATCGAACCCAAAAAGTAATTACTGGAAATGTTCAACCGCGTTTCTATGCAATTGACGTTGAGGCGCCAACTGTCACTAACGGAACCATGAGGGATGCTGTTAATTCTTATATGAATGCACTGAACAATCTTGGCGTAAGTGATGCTAAGATTGTTCTTTACATTTCTAATAATTTATACAGCAGCTTCAATCTTGATGTTTCGCGAGCAGGGGCAGTTTGGCTGCCAACATACGGCGCCAATGATGGAAATATTCCAACTAATTACAAACCGAATTTTGCTTATGACCTTTGGCAGTATACCAGTGTTGGCAAAGTTTCTGGTATTAATGCCAATGTTGACATGAACACTAGCCCAAGCAGTCGCTTTAAAGAAAATTATCTAAAAAAGGGGTGAGATGATGGCAGAAGTAAGTGGAAAAACTGAGTATCAGGATCCAAGTTCAATACCAGAAAAACAAACTTTTTCACCTGATAATATTGATCCAATTGCTTTAGATATTGCACGTTTTATTAGAACAAAAATGTATGGTGCAGATGTCCGTGAATCGTTAGCGCGTTGGGTTGAAATTACCCAAGCTGTTTTGGATTACTATGGTGTCGATTCCATTAAGTTTAAAAATGACTTAATGGTTCAACAAAACAAAGTCACTCAGCGGCAAGATGATGTTACCAATCAATTTACTCAGATTCTAGCAAATATTACCTCGGACAGTGAACTGATAAATGCTAGAACCGACGTAACTGGCAAAAACTATCAAACGCTAAAAAAGCGATTAGATACTATGCAACTTGAAACAGCAATTTTGTTAGATGCTGAGGGAGTAACTGAAATCAGAACGCTGCAGCTAACTGGGTTAACTACCACAAGCACTCCGTATAAGTATGAACTAATTAGTACTGTAATCGGTGACAGCTTTAACAAAAATAATCGTGGATTGATTATCAAGAACTTGTCTAATATTAATTTTGAGAAAGTAAGTGATATTGCATGACAGAAATCGTTAAGGTAATGCAGACGGATACGACCGGTAATCAGACGCAAGTTTATCCACAAACTCATGTGGATGCAATTGTTGGGCTGGATGATGAAATTAAAAATCATATTACAGCACCGACAGCTGGAAATGACGGATTATCGGCCTATGAAATTGCAGTTAAAGATGGTTTTAGTGGAACAGAGGTTCAATGGTTAGCAAGCCTAAAAGGGACTAACGGTACGAATGCTACTACAACCAGTGCTGCTACTTCGGCTGCTAACGGCCTAATGAGCGCCGCTGACAAAAAGAAACTTGATTCTGTACCGGTAATTTCTTTTGTAAAGGTAAAGGATGTGTAATTGATGGCTAGTTATGTAGCAAATATGAAAGATGAGCAAAACAATATTATTTATCCAGTTGCGCGATATGATGATCTGATTAATCGCCCAGCAGCGCCAATTGATACTGGTTGGGTTGCATTGGCAATTACTAATGCTACTGGTAATCTATGGATTCGTAGAATTGGTAGTCGCGTAATCGTCAATGGTAAAATTCATTTCTCAAAGGATGCGATTCCAACATCTCCAGTAAATTTATGTACAACTATCCCAGACAATATGGTTTGGCACGACACTAACAAAACAGGGCGCTATAGCTTTTTCTCGGCATTTTCTCCGTTGACAGAAAATATGGCCCGGTTACAACTAAATGCTGCTACAATTGCAATTTTGAATTGTACGGCATCAGCAAATGATTATCAGATCGATATGGAATGGGAGGTAGATTAATAATGAAAATTCAATATGAAATTGATCCTAATGGCGCATTAACTGGGCATACTCGTTTAGTTAGTTTAGATACTGATTCCACAGAGAATTGGCATGATGGCTGGGTGAGTGACGGATTTAGTCAGCATAAATTTATTAATGGTAATTGGGTAGGCAGTGATGATGATTATGAAAAGCCTGTACCAGTATTAACTGATCAGGAAAAAGTCAATATCGCACTAACCAAGGAACTAGCTGATACTAAATTACAATTGGAAACCGCCAATAATGGTTTAATCGCCTTAAAAAAAGAAGTTGCTGAAATGAAAGGAGCGCAAGCATAATGGCTTATCTTTTAACTTATTACCAGATGAAGAAATTTAATGATGATGATATGAAGTTGTTCGTGACTATTGGCTGGATTACTCAAGAACAATATGATTCTGTTAAAGCCTAAATTATTAAGAATAAGCCAAGGGAGGAATGCAAATGCCACCGCACCAAATATTTGGCCTATCATGGGCTGAAATGCTTTCCATTCTTAGCATTCTTGGCATAATTTATGCTGGAATTAAGGGACTTTTAAGAAATTTTAGAAATACTATTATGGATCCGCTCAATCGGCAAATGAAGCAGCTATCAGATGCTATCAAAGAGCTATCAAAAAATTCTATTTCTGAACACCAAAAGTTGGAAAACCATTTGAATGCGCATGATATTCATTTTGCCAAGAATGATGAGGATATTAATCTTTTAAAACAAACAGTAGGTATCAAGAAAAGGAATAGGGATGAAACTAATGAAGAAAATTGATTGGGCATCAAGAATTAAGAATAAAACTTTTTGGCTGGCGTTAGTGCCGGCTATTTTATTGCTCGTTCAAACTGTTTTGACTCCATTTGGGTATAAGTGGGATTTTGGTGTATTAAATGCAGAATTAGCCGCAATTATTAACGCTGCTTTTGCAGTATTAACTATTTTAGGTGTTGTCAATGATCCAACTAGTTTGGGCTTTACTGATAAGGAGGGAAAGAATGAAGTTAAATAAAAAAGTTGTTACTATGATGACCGCTGCTGCAGTGGTTATTTTTATGTCTGCACCAATTAATCAGGTAGCAGCTGCCAAGGGTGATCATGGTGTTGATTGGTCAAAGTATCAGGGCTCACATGGTGTATATGGCTATCAGCAAGATAAATTCGTAATCAGCCAAGTTGGCGGCTATTACAATGGTCAGTTTATTGACCAACTGACCTACCAAACCCAAGTCAGTTCAGCAATTGCGGCCGGGAAGCGTGCTCACACCTATATTTATTCTCAATTCTCAGGTCGTGAACAGGCTGATGCAATGCTAAATTATTATCTACCAAAAATCCAGACGCCAAAGGGCTCAATTGTTGCTTTAGATGTTGAGAGTGGCCAACCAGACACTGATTCAGTTATTTATGCCCTGAATCGTATTAAGGCGGCTGGATATACTGCAGTATTATATGGCTACAAAAATTTCTTAGTTAGTCACATTAATTTGAGCACAGTAGCAGCACAATACCCGCTTTGGTTAGCCGAATATCCAGACTATAATGTTACACCTGACCCAAATTATAATTATTTTCCTAGTTATGATAATGTGGGTATTTTTCAATTCACTAGCACCTATATTGGTGGCGGTTTGGACGGCAATATTGATTTAACCGGCGTTACTGATAATGGCTATGGCGGTAATATTAAAACCAATTCAGGAAAAGTCGTTGTTAAACCAAATTCAACGACTTCTGCAATTAATGTGGGGCAATCTGCAAATAATACTGCTAAAGCAAACATCAAGTCGGGTGATACTGTAAAAGTTAACTTAACTGCCACTAAATGGGCTAACGGTGTTGGGATGCCAGCTTGGGTTCGCGGCAAGACGTATCAAGTTCAGCAAGTTAGTGGTAACAAAGTTTTACTTGCCGGCATCATGAGCTGGGCCAATAAATCTGACGTTGAGTTGTTGAGCGTTGGCAGCACAAGTACACCAGCAACTAACTCTGCAAATAGTTATACCGTGCAATATGGTGACAGTTGGTGGGCAATTGCTAATAAGTTTGGAATTAATATGTATTCGTTAGCGGCAGTCAACGGCAAAACCATTAACACAGTGATTTATCCTGGGCAGCGTTTAACTATCGGCTCAGCCACTGTAAGCTCTGCACGAACATACACTGTCAAATACGGAGATAGTTGGTGGCTGATTGGCTCTAAGCTTGGTATTAGCATGTATACACTAGCTGCCAAAAATGGTAAAACCATTAACTCAATGATCCATCCTAATCAAATATTGATGTATTAAAATAAGCCTACTTCCTAAATTGGAGGTAGGCTTATTTTTTATTTGAAATTGGATTACTTAGGGGATTATAGAGCTCTTTTTCAGTTATATGAATTCGATTTTTCATACTGATTGACCTGGAATATCCTTATTTTCATTTCCAATCAGTGGTGTTGACATTTTTACGAAAAAAAAGGTAATCTATTAACATTGCACCGCCTATGTAAACACCAAAAGTACGAGCTAATCCATTTAACAATTAAAGCCTATCTCATAGTTGAGGTAGGCTTTTTATTTGCAAACTCAATCTAACATCTCACTTAGACTTTGCAAATTTCGGCGATATTCTAAAAGTTTGCGTATATGTATGTGAGCGCCTGATTAACGCTCAGATTTTTGGTGGCCATCTTTTAGGGCAAGGGTGGCTGTTTTTATATGTAAAATATTCAGTGCGTGCAAGACTAATTTTTGGTCTGTTTTATGTGGCAAATATGTGGCACATAAATGACATTTTTTTCACTATCCTATTATATAGCGGGTTGCAGAATTTCCACCGACTCCCCTCACCTCCATAATAATAGTTTTATCCGTTTCGATTAAGACCATGAATGCTGATTTAATAACATTTATGGCCTTTTTGTTTTTATTAATTTTGATTGGTTTTTGAACCGATGTGTACAAGATGTGTACAAATTCAAAGTGCAGATAGCGCGTCAACAGTGGCTTTTACCTCGGTGTCTTCCAAACTCTTTAATAGATGAGTGTACACATTCTGAGTCATGGTAACATTACTATGACCTAACCGCCGAGAAATATAATTAATGTTGATGTGTTTGTAAATCAAGAACGAAACATGAGTGTGTCTTAAGCCGTGGAAAGTGATTGGGTCAGATATACCTAGCTCTTTTTCTAGTGCCTTGAGACTGCGATTTATTGACGAATTAGAGGGTACCTCGTGTCTGGCATTACGAAAAACCAAATTATACTTATCACGGTATCCCTGATACAGATAAACCTCAGACTGTTCTTTTTTTAACCGATGTAGCGCAATTAAAAGATTGTCGGAAACATCAATTATTCGAACGCTTGATTTATTTTTTGTTTTGGTGAATCCAGACCTAAATTGGTAATCCCAAGTCTTGTTAATATTGATTTGCTTATTCTTAAAATCGACATCTTTCCAAGTTAATCCAAGAATTTCGGAATATCTTGCGCCCGTCAGTGCACCGGTTGCAATCAGATAATAGGGGAAATGCTCAGAATAATTGGCAAACTCAGTTGTAGTGTTGATTAGCTTCTTAAAATCATTCAATTCTAAATACTTAATTTTACTTTCTGTCTGATCATCAGGTATGCTAACGCCATTGGTAAAATTGGAGTAAACAATCTGGTCATCAATTGCGTTATTGACCATGCTGCGAACGTAGCCATTAAGCTTGCTAATTGTATCTTTTGAGCGCCGTTTTGGAATACGGCGGTCCTTACCAGTAGAAAAGTCATTGATAAATTCTTGCCAATCGCTTTTGGTGATGGTCTTTAATTCCCGAAGTGGACCAAAGTATTTCATTAATTGGCCACGAATAATGGTATAGCGTTTTTCTGTTATTTCTGCATGCTTGCCAGCCTTAAATAATTCTATCCAGCGGTCCCAATAATCCATAAAAGTAATTGTGCTATTATCTAATGTCGCGCCGTGGGCATATTTAGTTTCAATTTCTAGGCTGGCATTTTCGGCTGACCGTTTTGTTTTAAAACCCGACTTACTTACATATTTACGCTTGCCGTCTTTATCGATATAACTAACTCGATATTGCCAAGACTTTCCACGTTTCATAATATTTGCCATAGCGTTTCCTCCAAATTATGTTAAAATTGAGTACAGAAAGAGCCTATACCCTATGTATAGTTTTTTTCGTGGTTGACGTATCCCAACTTTGCACGGTGGGGGATGCGTCTTTTTTTATTATCTAATTTTATACTGACCAGGACTTAGAGTTTTACTAATAGCAAATTCCTGACCATTTTCAAATCTGAAGGAAACAGTTATAGGTGCAACATCACTGTTACCAGCGGTGTGGGGCTTTTTTATGCCCAAGCGTATTCTTCTGATATTTTAACGCCATCAGTTAGGTCAAACATAAAGCCCTTGTGCCAAAATTTTTCGCCAAATGTTTTGCGAAAATAGTCAAAGGCTGACTCCAGAATCCATGGTTGCACATCCATCTCACGAGCAACATCATCCAGTGTCATAGAATCACCACCTAATGAGTTTACAACGTCATCCAGGGTAACAATGCGGCCACCAGCTATCATGCGAGCACGGCGCTCAGATTGAGCTGTTTGTGAGTCGTCATAATCCATTTGAATACCGACCGACGTTAGATAATGGCCATATTCTTCATTGATAATTGACACTTTTTCTTTTTGTGTCAGCTTGGGATTGATAAAAATATAATCCTCGCCATCTGTGTTTTTCCAGAGACCGTCAACACCAAATTCAGTAATTCTTTCCGTTTCAATAACAGAGATATGATCAGTCTCAATTTCTTCAACTAAGGTATCATATTCGTTCATAGACTATTCGTCGTCCTTTTTATTCTGAGCTTTGAACCCAGCAATTAGAGCGTTAGTCATTTCATCTAGCTGTTGGATTTGTTCCTTGGTCAATTGGCGAGTTCCTTCAGCATAGTGAGCCGCCATTGCATTTGTATGCATCTTTTTGCCTGCTATTTCGGGGTTGTCGGTGCGACCTAAAAGATAGTCGGTAGACACGTTAAAGTAATCAGCAACCTTAGTTAAATTTTGCCCGCTTGGAATTTTCTTTTTCCACGAATAAAGAGTATTCGTTCCTAATCCTATTTTTGTTTCTACTGCATTTACAGATAATCCTTGTTTGTCAGCCAATTTTTTTAGTCTATCAAAAGGCGTCATTAAAGCATTCCTCCTGATACAGAAACAGCATTTTAAATAAAAGTCTAAAACAGAGTTGACTTTTAAAACAAAGACTAATATACTGTTTTTGTAAGCTAATTTGATAGCTAATTAAACCATTAAAAAGTAAGCTATAAAACCGTTCCCCAACGTCCTTTTAGTTTAAAAGTGGCTTATTTAACTATGCTTTGATTTTAAATCAAAGACTAAAATAAGTCAACTATCTTTTAATTTGGCTGTCGTTTTAGCTTACATACATAAATAGCGAAAGGAGGTAATGAGATGAGTGAGGATTTAAGTGAACTTGAACTATTAAAAAAAGAAGTTAAACAGTTAAGAGCAACTGTCAACTTCTTAGTTGGATATATGAATGCAAAAGACCCTGATTTTACTTATCTTCCGAAGTTAAATCAACACCGAACATTTTAGCTAATTCTGCTACCTTTTCTAATTTAGAAAGATCACCAGTTGCGATAGCGTTCATAAGTAATTCAGCCCCCATTTTTTCTCCCAAATTATTTAAATCGTTGTTTGTATCTAACTGTGTTTCAGCAATAACTTTAATCATTTGTTCCAAACGTAATTGAAAATCATCGATGTCTGGTGCAGTAACTGTATATTCAAGAGCACGTATTCCTTTAATGTCGAACGGAATTTCCTTAATCGACTGGGTCAGTATTAAGTAGGGTTTTTTAGTTGAGAATCGATATCCAAGTTCAAACATGACATTGGGATTGGCGTTCGTGATATCAGCAATTACCAAATCCGAATTATCTAATTGTTCGAGAATGGAGTCACTAATATCAGTTACAGATTGGATCAAGTCAGCACGTAGAACATCGTAATCGAGCTTTTTTGCAACAGGATTAATAAAGGTATTCATAACAAAATCTGCATCACGACGTTCATTTGAATTTTTGTCACCAATTGGTGTTACAAAAAATATTTTCTTCATTAATTTTTCTCCCTTGATTTGATGAGTTAATTATCTCATGAGGAAAATTAAAAACAATACGAAAGGAGGAATAACATGCCAACAACATTACCCGGTCGAGAGTTGATCAAGAAATATATCGACCAAAATAGCATCAGCGTTGCCAGTCTGGGTCGCATGTATGGCGTCGGAAAGATGTACATGGGTGAAGTGTTATCGGGAAAGAAATCCGGGCCATCTGCCAATGCTTTGATTTTAAAGATTATTGATGACCTGAAAATTGTTGATAAATAAAAGGAGAAAAAACAATGATACATCACTATTTGACGAAATATGTAGATGAGCATGACCGATTTATTGCCGAATCTTGGATACAGTTTAATCTTTTTAAATGGTCATTCTGCTTTTCAAAGCGACAAATGATATTAAAAAAGCCGTCCGAAGACGACTAATTGGATTACTTCTTTTCCCAGCCATTGCCGGGTTCTGTGGTTGGTGGTAATCGGTCACCTTTACCAATGGTTGCATTGTGACCACCAGAGACTTTTCCGCCACGGGGACCAACTTCCGTATATTTGCCAGGGCTTTGATTATCAGTACCTGGCTTGATAGGTTTTGTCATTTAACCACTCCATTCTACTTTGAAATGTGTTTTAAGAACGACCGGCGAAGGCGTGTTCTTAATACGTCCTAATTATATAACTAACATAATTAAAACGCAACATGTTGCGCAATTGTACTTGATAATAAACTGTATGGTGTGCTTGGAGGTAATTAAATGTGGGATAAAGTGCAAGTGATTTTGAACGATAAAGATATGACAATTAATCAGTTGTCAAAGTTGATTGGCTATAAGAGCAACTCTATTTTGTACTCATTCAAGCACGGGAAAATTAAGAAGCCAAGTTTTGAATTGATGGAAAAAATAGCCGACGCCTTAGATGTCAGCTTGGACATATTTAGAGAGTAAAAGGAGGAAAAGTAATGAACGAATTAATTAAAACCATCAAAAAAGAGGATGGGACGATTGCAGTAAGCGGTCGAGATCTACACGAGTTTTTAAAAATCGCAACTGAATTCAAGAAATGGTTCGGTCGAATGACAGAATACGGATTTAATGAGAACCAGGATTATATAAGGGTAACCCAAAAATGTCCTACCCCTGGTGGAGTCCAAGATGTTACAGATTTTGTCATGACAATCGATATGGCGAAAGAAATTTCAATGATTCAACGAAATGAAAAAGGTAAGCGAGCACGTCAATATTTTATCGAAGTCGAAAAGAGATATAAGCAAGGTCAGATTGATATGACTGGCCTAAGTCCTGAAACGCGAATGGCAATGGCAACAGCTCAAGCATTGGCCAATCAAGAATTGAAACTCAAAAGTATGGATACAAAGCTAGATAGCATTGCGGATATCGTCGGCACGTCAACAATGGATTGGCGCAAATCAACTCAACATCTGATTAACCGCATTGTCCAAATTCAGGGCGGTGAAGTCGAGAATTGGAAGTCAGTCCGCAATGACATTTATGACGAAGTTGATCGTCGTGCCGGTTCATCGCTCAGCATTCGATTAACTAATCTCAAACGGCGAATGGCTGAAGAGGGCGTCACTAAATCTAAGCGAGATAAAACGACCAAGGTCGACGTGATCGGTAACGACAAGAAATTAATTGAAATCTATATGGCAGTGGTCAAAGATTTCGCAATCAAATACAGCATCTGGAAAGAGGAATACTAATGGCTAAGGATAAAGAAACAATTCGTAATGTGCTATATATGCTTGAAGAAATCCAAAAAATCGACCCAAACAAGGTTTATACAATCGAATATATCGACGCTCCATCTGAGCAAGTAACACCGTTGGGGCGCGCCAAAGATTTAGCGGAAACAGCCGTCGATATGCTTGGAAACAGTGAAGAATACGGCGACATTACTACTTATCCAACGGTTGATTAGGAGATGATCTAAATGCCATTAAACAAGATACACGTCACAATCAGCGACTTAGCAGTTTCACTGCCAGAAGGTTTCGAAATCATTGAAACTAAGCGTCGAGAAGAGCTTGAACGCAAAGCAGATATGGACGGTTGGTGGACGACAGCTGATGTGGTTGAACGATATAAGCGGGCACCAACTTGGTTCACTGATCACGTTTTAAAAGTTCCACGGTTCGAAAAAATCTTGCGCAACAACGTGGTCATCTATGCGGATACAGGTGGCAGTTATCTTTTTGAGCCAACAAGCTTTGCAAGGTTCATGCGAGATTATTTCCCGGAAATTTCGTCAAATCTAGAAAAACAGAAGGTGCGGTAGTGGATGTTTTAGTTTTTATGGCCGTGGTTTTCGGTGGTCTCTATGTATATGACGCCATCAAAACACATTCAGTGAAGAAGGCCGCTCATATGATGTTTGAGTTAGGAGATGAAACCAATGAAGCTAACCAAAATTGAAGAAGAGGTAATCAAGTTAATGCGCCAAGGTGCTGACGTTGAGTTATATCTTACTAATTGTGAAACAGAAACCGAAGCTAAAGAATTTGTAAAGCCGATTGCTGATTTGGTAAACGAAGATGTTCGGCGAATTCACGCAAAGTCTGATATTGTCGGTGATTACTTTAAAACTGGCGGAATCATATCAGATGAATCATATGGCTCGGTAAGTGTTATGGCTTTCCTGGTAAATCGAGATGACCGCCTATGACACAATCCTTAGAACGTTTGAACACGTTGCAAGACGTATACAACTGTCTCTGGAATTTATCTAAAACCAGTGGAATTAAGCGCAACTGCGATAAATATAAAGGTGTTTGCCTATCAATCGCTGAAGTCAGAGGCCTAATTGAAGAAGAAAGGCGGCGGTTGAGTGTTTACTCAGGATAATTTTTCAGCAGCAGAACGTCTCTGGGAACGTCAAGAAATGGAAATGGCTGAGAACGGTGAGTCAGGGCCTTTCCCGCTTGGTGATTATGATGAAGATTAGCCAACAAAAAAGCTAACTACGGTCGCACCCGAAGTTAGCCATGACAAAATTATGCAAGCTCATTGTAACAGATTGAGGTTAAAAAATGAAATTTATTAGAACAACAAATATGAGCCGCCTTGATTGGCTAAAGCTCAGGACTCAAGGAATTGGCGGTTCAGATGTTTCCGCAATTCTAGGAATGAATAATTGGCGGTCGCCGTATCAAGTATGGGCCGAGAAAACTGGCCGATTGATTCTCGATGACACGGAAGACAATGAGTTCATTCACTGGGGAAACATCATGGAACCAATCTTGGCCAAAGAATTCGAGGACCAAACAGGAAAGAAAGTGTTCCGGCCTAACAAAGAATTTATCCACCCTAAATATGATTTTCTCCGTGCCAATATTGACCGAGATATTGCCAAAGAACCGGGCTTTCTCGAAATTAAAACGGCTATGGAATACAAGTCATCAGAGTGGGATGGAGATGAAGTTCCAGTCCCTTATATCCTACAGGTCCAGCATTACATGAATGTTTTAAATCGCCCTTACGTTTACTTTTGCGCCTTGATTGGCGGACACAAAACGGTCATCAAAGAAGTTGAACGTGATCAGGAATTGATTGATACATTTACGCCGAAGCTTGTTGATTGGTGGCAAGAATATGTGGTCGCTGATAAAAAACCGCCAGTAGACGGAAGCAACTCCACGACTCAAACACTACGCGAGCTCTTTAAGACAGACGACGGTGAGACCATCAAATTAACGGAGTCGCTGAATGGCCAGCTCAGAATCAGAAAGCAATTAAAGCAATCTGGGGATGAGTTATCGAGCCAAGTATCGTTAATCGACAACCAGATTAGAGAAGCAATGGGGACGGCGAGTGAAGCTGAGAACGACAGCTTTAAAATCACTTATCGTGCCAACAAAAAAGGCACTCGAATTTTAAGAATAAAGGAGAAATAAAAATGGCAGTCAGCAAAGATATTACAAAGGCGATTAAAAATGAGCCACAAAAAGTAGATCCAAACACGCTAGGCATCAAATCGTTGATGGGTATGCCATCGATGAAATCTAAGTTTGAAAGTGTCCTCAAGGAAAAATCAAACGGCTTTATCACATCAGTTTTAAATTTGGTCAATAACGATACCTATTTGGCCCAAAGCAATGCGATGTCAATCGTCACATCTGCAATGGTAGCAGCAACTTTAGATTTGCCAATTGATAAAAATTTGGGATATGCATGGATTGTGCCATTTAAGGATAAGAGTCATGGTTTCCAGCAATATGCCCAATTCCAGATTGGCTACAAAGGCTATATTCAATTAGCCTTACGGACCGGCCTTTATAAGCACATCACCGCCACCGTGGTTTATGAGGGTGAAATCAAGAACTGGGATCGCCTCAAGGAGAGCTACGAGCGTGGAGAACGAACGAGTGACGAGGTGGTCGGTTATCTAGGCTATTTTGAGACAATCAACGGTTTCCAAAAAACGGTTTATTGGACAAAAGATGAGATGGAAGCTCACCGGGTCAAGTTTAACAAGGCTAAGAACAAGAACCAGTTGACAGGCGTTTGGGCGTCAAACTACGACGCGATGGCAATCAAAACCGTGCTGAGAAATATGCTAAGCAAGTGGGGGATTTTATCAATCGAAATGCAAAAAGCTCAAGGCGCTGACGGCCAAGTCATTGATGATGCTAATGATATTGACGACTCAGGAAACATCTTAAAAGATGTTACTCCAGAAGACGCTGCCACGGAACCAGAAGAATTAGATGAACCAACCGGAACTGCTACACCTGAGCAAATGGATTTCAGCGATGTTGATAAGCAGCTTGGCACGAAGTAGGCGATCACATGGATGATGAATTATACGTATGGTGCGAAATCTGCGGTAAGCACGATGCCATGTATATCGGCGAAGGCGACTTTTTATGTGATAGCACCGGTCAAGTTTATAACGCTTGGTAAGGAGTGATCTGATTGGCCAACCAAGACGGATTTATCAAATCCTATCGGAAGAATGTTGGTTCGCTTGCTTGGTCGAGTGGAGATTTATTTAAACTTTGGCATCTATGTTTATACAAGGCTAACTTTAAAAATCGAGTCATTACTTTTAACGGTCAGCAGATACCGTTGAACAGGGGTCAATTCGTCACAGGGCGCAATGCACTGCGGGATGAGATGAACGTCGGAGTTAAACCTGAACAGCAAGTGAACAGCAGTTTTGTATGGAGAGGGCTAAAGAAATTTGAAAAAGCCGAAATGTTGCACATCAACTCAACTCACCAATACAGCGTCGTGACGGTCTTAAACTGGGATACCTATCAGCAAAGTGAACAGCTACCGAACAGCTATCGGACAGCTACCGAACAGCAAACCGACACAGACAAGAACGTAAAGAATGATAAGAATGAAAAGAATATAACAACAACATCATTAAGCGAGAAAAATTTGAAATCAGTTTTCGATTTTTGGGAACAAAGTGGCTTTGGATTATTATCGCCAACCACGATGCAAAACTTTGAATATTGGGTTGATGACTTTACGAAATTGGGAGCCACTGAATCAGACTCTTTCCAGTTGCTCAAAAAAGCAATCCAGGTATCTGATCAGAATGGCGTTAAAAAGTACGCCTATGTAAATTCAATACTCAAGAATTGGCGAGAAAAAGGATTCAAGCAAGTAGCTGATGTGGATGCAGCGGAGGCTCAAAGAAATTCTCAAAAATCGAAGAATACTCGTCAGCCGACTGAGGCGGTTGGCAAGTATTTACAAGGTGATGATGATGACCTGCCATTTTAAGAGGTGGTGAATGAATGGATAGCGTTGAAGAGGCTCAAAAAGAGCTTGAATACAATCGAAAGATTAATGACGGAAAAACCAAAATTAAAAGTGATGTCGGTCGTGCAATGGAAGCAGCCATGAGAAGGCTGTTTGAACACTACGGCGCGAAATGTCCTGAATGTGGTGCGTTAATGTGGCGGCCAAAGCAAAGACATCCTGATGGCAGTCCAAGGCCTGGTGCTTGCGGAGTATGTGGCTATATGGAGCCGATTAACGGCAAGAGTGAAACAAAAGAGCAACGTGAGAAACGATTGAAGTTTCAGGCCGAGAAAAAGAGCACCAAAATTACGGCAATTGCCTATTATGGAGCTTACTCTTGCTTTGCTACAGAATTACCACAAACTGCCCGATTTACAAATTTTATTGTTAAAACCGATCAACAGCGGCGAGCTTTTAATCAGGCGCAAGCTGTCGCCAATAAGTTGATTCACGGCGAATTAATTCACAGTTTTATCGTCGGGACTACTGGAGCTGGTAAAACTCACTTGGCCAGTGCAATTGCTTGGCAAACCTTAATGGCAAAGCAGTACCGCTACAAGATGATATTCATTGACTGGCCAGGATGGATTGGCAAGGTAAAAAAGGCAATGAACGACCCGAAAACGCAAGTAGAAGTCGATAAGACACTCAGTGAAATCAGCCTTGCTGACCTAGTGATTATTGATGATATCGGCGCCGAAAGAAAGACCGATTACACCGTGGAACAAATCGAAAAGATTAGTCGTAAACGGGAAGATAAAAGATTGCTTTTAACGACAAATCTTGCTGCCAAAGAACTGAAAGAAAAATATGGCCAGAGAATTTGGTCGAGATTTAGAGTTTTTCTTGGTGATAACACTATTCTGATGAACGATATTCCTGATTATCGAGTACACCAGACGAAAATTATGTAGATTTGGGGTTGAGCAGATGATGAAAAATAGTTCGCCGACGGCCTTAAATAAACGAGGAATCAAGGTCAGCTTTGACGGATACAAGTTTGATTCCCAAAAGGAATACTTGTTTTACTCGAAGTTCGTTAAAGATTCAGGTTATAAATTCGACGTTCATCCAGCCTATGAGTTGGTCGCGACGACACCGATTGAGCAGGCTAAAATTGGCTCAGCAAGATATACGCCTGATTTCGTGATCTATGATAATGAGGGCAAAATTAAGCACGTTTACGATGTCAAAAACAGTTTGACTGTTTATGGTATCGATGCATCTGCTAAGCTCAGATTCCGATTGTTTGCTGCTAAGTACGGTATTCCCGTTGAGGCAGTTGTGGTCAGGGCTAATGATTTTAAGACAATTGCACAATGTGTGACTAAACCGCTCAACGAGAAACAACCATTAATCAAAAAAGATTTTAACTATAACTGGCTTGAGGCCACTAATTATTAGGAGGGAATAAATTATGTCATTAAACTTTTATTCAGATATCGACGCACTATCAATCGACGGCAAGGACAATCTTGCTATCAAGCTCAAGACACCAAGTGTTCGGTTGCAAGACAAACTGGACGAGTTAAACGCCTTAAAATCAGGCGGTTCAGTAAATATCTTAATTGAATCAGCAGTTGTCACATTCGAAGAAGAAACACTCGCTGGCTCAGATGATAAACGGTTTGAATATTACCAAAATGACGATGGCTTATGGGTACGCAAAGAGAATGCCCAGACCGACTTAGAACTTGAAGGCGTCGACCAATATGATACTCACAAAGTTGAAATAACGGCTGATGTTATTGATCAATTTATCCTATCTCAGAAGGTCGAATATCTTGAAGACAAGAAGTTTAATCCTAAAGAAATTCTTGCCAAAATCTCAGAAGGCGAAGAGATTGATGAAATCTCTCAAAGTATGAAACTTGCAACCATTGACTTAGTTAAGAAACTCAATAAGGCCCGCAACTACTTTGCACCATTTGCCGCTCAATGGATGAGCGACAAGGAAAGCAAAGAGGATAACGGCTAATGACATGGAAAGCGGTAGTTTTAATTATCTTTGGATTCTGTATGTTGGTTGCAGTTATTGCAGCTATTGCTGGAGTGATCATGGCTCATAAAGTGTCGAAGCGAATCAATGATGAAGTTGACGAGTTTGACTGGTCAGATCGGCACAACCGACTAGAAAAATAGGCAACAAAAAAGCCCACCTCGCAAGGCAGGCATTGGTTTAATCGCGTTAAATCAATTATAACACGGGGTGGCGTAATGAAGTATAGCGTTAAAAGGTTTAGTTGGTTGGAAAGTTACCTCGAAAATGAGGAAGAGATCGCCAGTCTGCAGATCAGTTTGAATCGTAGTCGAATTGAGTTAACTCGTTGGGTTGAGGGTGACTTGGCCAAAGTACGACTTGAAAAAGGATCCCGGGCTTCAAGACTCGAAGAGATTATCAGTGAGAACGAACGACTGCTGAGGGAAGACATATCGCTCCGTGAGCAAACACTCGATCTGATCAATCACTTTGATGGTATTGAGAATGAGATTCTCAAACGCAAATACGTTAAGGGTATGTCATTGATTGAAATTGCTGACTGTGATGATATCGGATATTCTTATTCGACGGTCAAGAAGATTCACGCCGAACTCAAGCGAACACTGAGATTCTTGGACAAATGGGACCTGCCGGAAAAAAGTTCCAAAAAAGAGTAACCAAAAAGGTGCCGACAGATTGAAATAGGCGTGTTATGGTTATAGCATGATAAATTTAAGTGAGAGCAACTGTTTCCGATTTGGAAATGGTTGCTCTTCTTATGTTGTTAAGGGAGGTGATAGCCATTGCAGAACTAAGAGCTGACAGACAAGGACCACACCGTGTTGCTTTCAATAAGAACAAGAAGATTATACTCAAGACTCAATCAGTCTGTGGCATCTGTGGTAGGCCAGTTGATAAGACGTTGAAGGCGCCTGACCCAATGAGTCCAGTCATTGATCACATCATACCGATTAATAAGGGCGGACATCCAAGTGACATTAACAATCTGCAGCTGGCTCACTGGAGTTGCAACCGACAGAAGTCTGACAAGTTGTTCAACGTCGTCAAGGAAGAGCCGAAAGTTCTTGGCAATCGAAACCTTCCACAAAGCTGTGATTGGTCGTCTTACAAGGGATAAAGAATAGTTAATATTATTTATCCAATTGTTTTTAGAACGTTTCTGACGATAGATTAGAGGGGGGATACCTCCACCTCCTCAGCGACACGCGACCTTCACGCTGTCACTGTACATATTTTCTCTTGAGTGAGAAAGGAGTTGGTAAATTGAGTTATCGAGGTATGAATTATTTAAGAAATAAGCTTAATAGCAGGCGTTCGCGTGTTAATATGCGCTATCGCCAATATGCAATGAAATATCAGGATGCGGAGGTTGGTGTCACGATTCCGACACAACTTCGCGGTCGCTATCGCTCAGTTTTAGGTTGGTGTGCGAAGGGCGTCGATTCACTTGCTGATCGTTTGGTTTTTCGAGAGTTTGATCATGATGATTTCGAAGTAAACGAAATTTTTCAGCAAAATAATCCGGATGTTTTCTTTGACAGTGCGGTATTATCCGCTTTGATTGCCTCATGCGCCTTTATTTATCTGTCAAAAGATGAAAATAACCAGGTTCGGCTGCAGGTTATCGAAGCTAGTAATGCGACTGGCATTATTGATCCAATTACTGGACTGCTGACCGAGGGTTACGCCGTTTTGAGTCGTGACGATTATGGCAATCCTACTTTGGAAGCTTATTTTATTCCTGGCATTACATGGTTTTATCCAAAAGATGCGAGTCCGTTCTCAGTTACAAATAATGTTAGCTCGCCACTGCTTGTTCCAATTATCCATCGACCTGACGCCGTTCGCCCCTTTGGCCGTTCGCGCATTACGCGTTCGGGGATGTATTATCAACGATATGCGAAGCGAACACTTGAACGTGCTGATATCACGGCCGAGTTTTATAGTTTTCCGCAAAAATATGTTACTGGTATTAGCAATGAAGCAGAGCCACTTGATGGTTGGAAGGCGACTGTTTCTAGTATGCTTCAATTTACTAAAGACGGTGATGGCGATAGACCGACGCTGGGACAGTTCACGACGCCGGCGATGACGCCGTTTACCGAACAATTGAAAACTGCAGCAGCTGGTTTTGCTGGTGAAACTGGATTGACAATGGACGACTTAGGATTTGTGTCAGAAAATCCGTCAAGTGTTGAGGCAATTAAGGCAAGTCATGAGAACTTGCGATTGGCCGGCCGTAAAGCGCAGCGCTCATTTGGTTCCGGATTACTTAACGTAGCGTACTTGGCAGCTTGTTTGCGAGATGATTATCCATATTTGCGGAATCAGTTCGCATTAACTTTACCAACTTGGGAGCCATTATTTGAAGCTGATGCTAGTATGCTGAGTCTAATCGGCGATGGTGTTGTTAAGCTAAACCAAGCAATTCCAGGATTCATTGATAAGAACGTAATTCGAGATTTAACCGGCGTGAATGGTTCAGCAGCTGCTGGACAGCCAGCAGCTAATTTAGGAGCTGATGCGAATGGACAATGATATTGTTCCTGGGCTATTAGCAGATATTCAGAAGCAATTTTACCTCGAGACAACTCAGTCAAAAAAGTTGAAGGCTGCATTATTAAAACTAGAAAAAAATAAGGCTACTTATCAGGATGTCAATGAATTTGCTATTGAGGTTGGAGAAACTTTATCAAAAGTTCTAAGCGACAATATTTATAGTGAGATCCTACCTGATCAAAAAATGTATTATAATATCGCTCAAAGAATTTTAGAGCCAACCTTGAAGAATAATTATGATCTGATTTCTGGCTATGCTGCAGACGTACAAAAAAGTCTGAATCAAGCAGCAAATCTCAATTTAAAAGCCCAGGTGCCAGAATATAATCAAGATCGTACGAATGGCATTATCAACAGAGTTTCATCAGAAGAAAATTTTGACGATATTAAATGGATTCTTGATGATCCTATTGTCAATTTCTCTCAGAGTGTGGTTGATGATTCGATTAGGGAGAATAGTGAATTTCAGGCGAAAGCAGGGTTAAGACCAAAATTAATTCGTAGGGTATCAGGACATGGTTGCGCATGGTGTCGTAATTTATCGGGATCATATGATTATGGAGATGCCCCTGAAGATATTTATCGACGCCATGATAATTGCAGGTGCACAGTTGATTTTCAACCTAGTAGTGGCCGCCGACAAAATGTTTGGTCGAAGAAGTGGTATAAATCACAAAATGATGCTAAAATCGAAGTAAGAAAGAATATTGGCGTCTTAGTTGAAAGCGGCGCTAAAAATTATGCGCGGGACGAGAGTACAGATTTTCTTTTTTCAAAAGAACATGTTCGAAGGCAAAAGTATGCCTTTACTCAATACGACGAAATTAAAAATAGTGATCAGAATTTAGAAAAGAGAAAAATCTATTCAAACATTAGGAAGTATAAGTCCATGAGTGATTTCTCTAAGCGTGATGTGGATATTGCGTTTGATCATGTTTTTAATGACATTCATGATTTAGAAAATGGTAAGGGGCTTTTTACTCCGGACCCTGATATGGCATATTCTTGGACCCGCTTAATAAATGATGAGTCAATACGAGAGCACGATTTAATTCTGTTAAGACATGAGCGCTGTGAGAGAGATTACATGAAAAAAGGCATGGACTATCATAAGGCGCATGTTGAAACGGATAGTAAGTTTGATTATGCTGGAGCATTGAAAAAATATAAAGAAGGGAGAAAATGATGCTTACCTATAAATTGATTGATATTGTTGACGGCTTTTATCATTATGAGATTTATCCTGAAGGTAAAGTTGCCGACAAGGGAACGCTTATTTTTAATCCCCTCACTAAAGTTGTAAAAACACTAATTGAACCTAATAGCCCATTTGATTGTTTGGGTCATTTTGCACAAGATTTTGTTGGCAAAAATGGTGAGTTTAAGGAATCAGGAATGGTAGCGTGGTATTGAATATCTATTAAGTAATTCAACAATGGAACGTGTTAAAGACACGTTGAAAGATATTAAGGAAATGATTCTTGAATGTAGCACTCGACAAAATATTGAGTGCTATTTTTGTACCATAAATTTTTGACCCAAGCATGTCATTAAACTGCGGTGGAAACATGATTGAAGGGGGATTTGTATGACTACTAAAGCAAGACTTGGTAATCAGCATCCTACTCAATCGGTGATTTTACCATTTACTAATTCTTTATATGAAACTGCAATTGAGACTTACGAGAAATCGGGTCGCAAAGCCCAGGAGTGGCAGGTTGAATTAACCAAAGATATTTTTGCGGTGAATGATGAAAATTTGTGGACGCACACAAAATTTGGTTACAGCTTGCCGCGGCGAAATGGGAAAAATGAAGTTGTGGCAATCCGTGAAATGCAAGGCTTACAAAATGGCGAACAAATGCTTCATACGGCACACCGAACGACTACTAGTCATTCGGCTTGGGAACGTCTACTGAGGTTACTTGATAAGGCAGGCATTTATTATGAGTCGTTACGCGCAACTGGACGAGAAAAAATTGAAATACCTGATACTGGTGGTCGAGTTGAATTTCGAACGAGAACTTCAACTGGCGGTTTAGGTGAAGGTTTTGATTTATTGGTAATTGATGAAGCTCAGGAGTATACAGCTGATCAAGAATCATCGTTAAAATACGTTGTAACCGACTCAGATAATCCTCAAACGATTTTTTGCGGGACACCGCCAACGCCTTTATCTTCTGGAACTGTTTTTGTAAACTTTCGGAATGAAGTGTTAAGCGGAAAATTGCAAAATGCGGGTTGGGCTGAATGGGGCGTTTCAAAGCAATCTGATGTGAGAGACCGTGCACTTTGGTATGAATGTAATCCTTCTTTAGGAACGGTTTTTACAGAACGTTCGATTCAAGACGAAATCGGCTCTGATGTGATTGATTTTAATATCCAGCGGCTTGGTCTTTGGATTAAATACAATCAAAAGTCAGCAATTTCTGAAAATGAATGGGATGAATTGCAAGTGAAGTCATTACCAATATTAAGAGGACCGTTGTTTGTTGGTATCAAGTATGGCAATGACAATGCAAATGTGGCCATGAGCGTGGCCGTTAAAACTTTATCCGGAAGAATTTTTGTTGAGGTCATTGATTGTCAGTCGATTAGAAACGGTAATCAATGGATCATCAACTTTTTGAAGAAAGCTAACGTTGCTAAAGTTGTTGTTGATGGTGCCAGTGGCCAAAATATTTTATCAGGCGAAATGAAGGACTTTGGAATAAAAGAACCTTTATTACCGACTGTTAAAGAAGTGATTATGGCCAATTCGTTGTGGGAGCAAGGTATTTACGGAGAAAGTATTTGTCACGCTGATCAACCGTCGTTAAAAACCGTTGTTACTAATTGCGCCAAGCGAAATATTGGCAGTAACGGCGGTTTTGGGTATAAGTCGCAGTTTGATGATATGGATATTAGTTTAATGGATAGTGCGCTGTTAGCGCATTGGGCTTGTGTAACGCTCAAACCCAAGAAGAAACAACAAATCAGGTATTAAACGACTCTTTAATTGGAGTCGTTTTTTAATACCAAAATTACCGAGACAGCCGGGTAAGCTGGAGAAAGGATTGACAAATTATGGCAGATTTTAAAGCAATTGAATCACAGGAAGAATTAGACAAGATTGTACAGGAGCGTTTAGCACGTCAAAAAGAAAGTCTTGAGAAGAAGTTTGGTGATTACGACAAAATTAAGGCTGAAAATGCGACATTACACCAATCTTTAGAGGAATCTAAGGTAAAGACTGCTGGCTTTGAGAAGAATATTGGCGAATTGAATAGTAAAGTTGCTGGCTTCGAAACGGCCAATTTACGAACCAAAGTTGCCTTGGAACACGGCCTACCTTACGATCTCGCCAGCCGTTTAGTCGGGGATGACGAAGAAAGTATTTCTGCTGACGCTGAACGTTTATCTGGTTTAATTGGGAAACAGCAACCGGTACCACCACTTAGAGATTCAGAAGGTACTGGCGATGATAAAAATGGCGCCTACGAATCATTAATTCAAGGGCTTAAATCAGAAGGAGAGTAATAAAAATGACAGTTCAAAGTAAAGCAAACTTATTTGATCCAACATTAGTTACAGATTTAATTAATAAAGTAAAAGGGAAGAGCTCATTAGCAATTCTTTCTCAGCAAGTACCAATTCCTTTTAATGGCCAAAAAGAATTTACATTTACGATGGATTCCGACATTGATGTTGTCGCTGAAAATGGCAAGAAATCGCATGGTGGGATTAGCGTTGAACCAAAAACAATTGTGCCAATCAAGGTAGAATATGGTGCGCGTATCAGTGATGAGTTTCTAATTGCAACGGATGAAGAAAAAATCGATATTATCAAAGGATTTAATGAAGGCTATGCGAAAAAGCTTGCCCGCGGTCTTGATATCATGGCTTTTCACGGCCTAAATCCACGTTCAGCTACTGCATCAACAGTAATTGGCGATAATCATTTCGATAGTAAAGTTGATCAGACGGTTGAATTTTCAAAGGATGATCCAGACGCTAACATTGAGGCAGCCGTTGCCATGATTCAAGCTAATAGCGAAACGGTCTCTGGCTTAGCAATGAACACGGCCTTTTCAGCTGCTTTAGCTGGGATGCGCACTGGTGGTACGACTAACATTCGCCTATTCCCAGAACTTGCTTGGGGTGCTAATCCTGGTAGTATTAATGGCTTGCCTGCCGATATCAATACAACCGTGGGTGTCGGTCAAAAAGATGAGGCAATTATCGGTGATTTCGTCAATAACTTTAAGTGGGGCTACGCTAAAGAGATTCCGATGGAAATCATCAAATATGGTGATCCGGACAACTCTGGCCAAGATTTACGCGGGTATAATCAGGTTTATTTACGGTCAGAAACTTATCTTGGCTGGGGAATTATGGACCCTAAAGCATTTGCTCGTGTCATTCAACCCGCAGCTGAGGCCTAACTATGGAATATCGTAATAAGCACACTGGCATCACTATCAATACGAATTGCAAAATTGCGGGAAATGATTGGGAGTTGGTCGATAAGCAAAATTCGGCTAATCAGCAGGTGACTGTGAAGCAAGAAAATGTTACTAAACCAGCTGATCAGCCAGATCAAACTGAAACCGATGAGATCCGTGATGAAGAACTGGATGCGGCTAATGCAGCTGGTATTGAGGATGTAACAGTTAAAGAAATCAAGGCGGAACTTGATGCCCTTGGTGTTGAATATGACCCTAAGGCTAAAAAGCCGGCCCTATATGCTTTGATGATGAAACACGGGAAGTGATCTGATGACAAGTTTTGCCACAACTGATGATGTAACCAAACTTTGGCGGTCTCTGACAGCTGATGAAATGGTTCGGGCCAAATCATTGCTTGAAGTGATCTCTGATTCATTGCGTGAAGAGGCCAAAAAAGTTGGTAAAGACATCGATACAATGGTTAAGGATAGCCCATCGTATGCTAATGTTGCCAAATCCGTCACGGTTGATGTTGTGGCCCGAACTTTAATGACATCAACCGACCAGGAACCAATGACCCAGACGACTGAGAGCGCCCTGGGTTATTCTTTTTCTGGATCCTATTTGATTCCTGGTGGCGGCTTATTTATCAAAAATTCTGAGTTAGAGCGTCTAGGCTTACGTCGGCAAAGATATGGGGCGATTGATTTCTATGACACGAATTAAAGGAATCACGGTTACGTTAGTCGACAAAGTGAAAACGGGAACTGATCCATTTGGCGCTTCCACATATGATGATGTAGAAGTTTCAATTGATAATGTTCTTGTCAGCCCAACATCATCTGCTGATGTGACTAATCAATTGAGCCTCACAGGTCGTAAAGCAGTTTATGACTTGGCGATTCCAAAAGGCGATAAGCATACCTGGGAAGGACGTAAAGTAAAGTTCTTTGGCCAGACTTGGCGCGTGATTGGCATACCGCTTGAAGGAATCGAAGCGATGATTCCATTAGACTGGAATAAGAAAGTTCAGGTGGAGCGCTATGAGTAAAGTCTTTAAATTAAATCGTCAAGGTATCGCTGATCTAATGAAGTCGCCATCGATGCAGCAGGTTTTACGAAACAAAGCAACTGAAATTCGTGGCCGTTGTGGTGATGGCTACGAACAAGATATCTTTGTTGGGAAGAACCGCGCCAATGCGATGGTGTCGGCTACTAGCTTTAAAGCCAAAAGAGATAACTTAAAAAATAACACGTTATTAAAGGCGGTGCGTTAGTTGATTGAAATAATTGTTCAAGAATATTTGGCTGAACAGCTATCGGTTCCAGTGGTTTTATCACACGAAACTGGTTTGCCGGATAGTTATGTTATTCTTGAGAAAACTAGTAGTACTAAGGTCGATCAGGTCAAATCAGCAACCTTTGCCTTTCAGTCATATGCGCCATCTTTATATGAAGCGGTTAAATTAAATGAACTCGTTAAGTCAGCTGTTGAGTCGTTGATCGAATTGAATGAAATATCTGGCGTGCATTTCAACAGTGATTATAACTATACAGATACAGAAACCAAACAATACCGATATCAAGCTGTTTTTGATATCGGTTTTTTTTAGGAGGATGAACAACAATGGCAGATGCAAAAAATGTTTCCACTGCTAAACCACGAGTTGGCGGGGCTGCGTTTACAGCACCTTTGGGGACCAAATTACCAATTGATGCAGTTGATACCTTGGACCCAGCTTTTAAGGAGCTGGGCTATATTTCAGAGGACGGTCTAGTTAACACGAATACGCCATCCAGTGAAACTATCAAAGCCTGGGGTGGCGATGTGGTGGATTCCGTTGAAACAGAAAAGGAAGATACCTTTAAATATACATTAATTGAAGCATTGAATATTGCGGTATTAAAGGAAATTTACGGTGAAGACAATGTCACAGGTGACTTGAAAACCGTCGTTAAAATCAAGGCTAATGCAATTCCGTTACAAGCACATGTTTTAGTTTTTGATATGATTTTGAAAGACGGTATTGTGAAGCGGATTGTCGTGCCAATGGGCAAGGTCTCAGAAGTAGGCGACATTACTTATGCCGATGGGGATGCACTTGGTTATGAAACTACTTTAACCGCCATACCAGATGATACTAAAAACACTCATTATGAATATATCCAAAAGCCTCAAGCTGATGCGGGAACGGAGGAATAATTGATGTTAAAAGGAAAAACAAAATCCGGATTTGTATATCAAATTGCCGACGCTAGATTGCAAAATTATGAATTGGTTGAAAAAATCAGTGCTTATGAGGATAACCCTTTGGAACTGCCAAAAGTGGTTAACCTTCTATTAGGCGAAGAGCAAACTAAAAAGTTAAAAGACCATCTGCGGACTAAAGATGGGTTAGTACCAGTTGATGCAATTGGTAAAGAAATTGCAGAAATTTTCCAGGAGCAAGCTAAGTTAAAAAAATCTTAAGCCTTGTTGAGATGATCAAGACTGATGAGGATGCCTTAGTTTGCGACTTAGCAGAAACATATCATATTTTTGATTACCGACAGCTACCTTTAGTAAAGGTGGCTGTTTTTGCATATGGCCTGCCAGATAAATCGAGAATTAAACTAAAACTAAATAATTTGAAAGTTGATCTAGATACTTTGTTACTTGCAACCGCGGTTGATCGTCTGAGCCTTTTGGTCTGGAGCAAAACCGTTGACGGTCAAAAGGGTCGCCGGCAGCCTAAATCATTGGCACAATTATTGCAGACGACAGAAGTTGATCGGCAAAAATTATCATTTGCGAGTGGTCAAGAATATGAGGCCGTTAGGGCACGGCTAATTCAAGGAGGTGGTAAGTAATGGCAACAGAGTTAGGACAAGCCTATGTTCAAATTATGCCTTCTGCTAAGGGAATTTCTGGTGCAATTTCGCGGCAACTTAATCCAGAAGCATCAGCTGCTGGCCAAAGTGCCGGCGGTTTATTAGGTGGTAAGCTAGTGACTGTCTTGAAAGGCGCGGTTGCAACAGCTGCAATTGGTAAAGCCATCGCCACTTCGATTTCTGCTGGCGCTGATTTACAACAATCCCTTGGTGGTATTGAGACCTTATTTAAGGGTAGTGCTGACAAGGTTAAGAAATATGCCAACGAGGCCTATAAAACTTCTGGACTATCCGCTAATGATTATATGGAAAATGTCACTAGTTTTAGTGCGTCATTGTTACAGTCGTTGGGCGGTAATACTGCCAAAGCTGCTGATCAAGCTAATACCGCGATGGTCGATATGGCCGATAACTCAAATAAAATGGGCACGTCCTTGGACTTGATTCAAAACGCTTATCAAGGCTTTGCAAAGCAAAATTACACCATGTTAGATAACTTAAAACTAGGTTACGGTGGTACTAAGACCGAAATGGAACGTCTGTTAAAAGATGCGACGAAACTAACTGGTGTGAAGTACGACATTAACAATCTTAGTGATGTCTACAGTGCAATTCACGCAGTTCAAGGGCAATTGGGAATTACTGGTACGACAGCCAAAGAAGCGGCCTCGACCCTGAGCGGATCCTTAGCTTCAATGAAATCTGCTGCATCAAATGTACTTGCTGGTCTTTCTTTGGGCCAGGATATTACACCGGCCTTACAGTCCTTAATTTCAACAACATCGACATTTCTGTTTGATAATTTGATACCAATGATTGGTAATATTATTAAAGGTTTACCAACGGTTATTTCCACGTTCCTAACTGAGGGTGTTCCACAGTTGTTGGAATCGGTGATGAATTTGATTACACAGGTTGGTGCCGGAATTTCTGAGAGCATACCAACTTTTATCAGTAAGTTTAGTCAGCTGATTCCAGCAATCACAACTTGGCTATCAACTAATCTACCGACTTTCCTAAATACTGGCGTGCAAATACTGACCAATATTGGAAATGGTATCATTCAGGGATTACCACAATTAATTGGTGTTGCTAGTTCCTTAATTGATACCTTCGTCAGTTTTTTGTTCGAGAATTGGCCTAAAATTCTAAATTCAGGGGCGACGCTATTAGTCAATTTGATTAGTGGCATTGTCCAGAATTTACCAGCCATTGGTACCAGCGCTATCCAAGCGGCAGGTAAGTTCATTGATACGATTGTCCAAAAAGCACCAACTTACGTGCAAACTGGTTTTAATATTTTGGCAAAGTTAGTTTCTGGTATTTTGAACAACTTGCCGTCGCTCATTTCAACAGCATTTTCCCTGGTAACAAAATTTGCTGGGATGATTATCCAAAAACTACCGAGTATCATTGCTGCCGGTGTTGAAATCTTGCTAAGTCTGATTGGCGGAATTTTAAAATCTTTACCTAGTCTGTTAAAGGCGGTCGGCAGAATTGGTAGTACGATCATCGACAATGTGACAAAAATTGATTTACTAGGTGCTGGCAAAGCCATCATGGAGTCCTTACTTGAAGGTTTACAAAAAGCTTGGGGTAAAGTGAAAGAGTTTGTCGGCGGAATCGCTGACTGGATCAAGAAACATAAAGGCCCAATCAGTTATGACCGTAAATTATTGGTACCTGCTGGTAATGCTATTATGTCAGGACTTAATAGTGGCTTGATCGATGAATTTAAAAATGTTAAGCGGACAGTTGCCGGTATGGGATCACAGCTTGGTGTTGAACTACAACCACAAATCGCAACAACTGCCGGCCAATTAACCGCCCAGTTAAATGCTGATACAACCAGATTTAACAATTTAGGGAGAGATGATTTTTCTGATACCAATAGTACTAAGGCTTTAGAATTACTGCAGGCGATTGCTGATAAGCGCACAGTAATTGATGGCTCAAGCGTTAGCAGTGGTTTATCTCCATATATTAGCCAGAAATCCGTATCACGGACACAAACAGTAGAAAGAGGTGGCGCGGTTGAGGTCAGATTCTAGGCAATACGGAGTAACTTTTTGTGGCCAGCATACTTGGAATGATTTAGGTTTGGTGGTTCTGGACAAAAAGATTACTTTTCCTAAAAGAGACAAGGCTCAAATAGCGCTACCTTATTCAAGTAAGATTATTGATTTGAGCACACTTTATGGATTACAGCCTTATGTAGAACGAACCATTGAATTAACTTTTTTGATCATCGACCAGGAAACTTTATCGAAGGATGCTTTGTATAACCGCTGGACTAAAGTAATTAATTTATTTGAATCGCCTGAAGGCAAGTCACCACTGATTGATGATATTATGCCGGAGTATTACTATCTGGCCGAACTGGTAGATCCGCCGACGTGGGATGAATACCGATATCATGGCAAGTTCACGTTAAAGTTTGACGCGTATCCATTTCGAATTCATGTCAAGCCTGAGGGCGATGATATTTGGGACACATTTAATTTTGAGAGCGACGTGGCACAAATAACCAAGTATGAAGTTAATGGTTCTAAGGATATCGAACTAATCAATATCGGTACAAATGAGGTGCAACCAACAATTGTTGCTAATGCGAATTTTGTTTTGATTACTTCTACTAAGACAATCAATATTTCAGCTGGCACTACGAACCCTGATCTAGTCCCTTATCCCTTTGTTTTGCCAGTCGGTGAAAGCAAGATTCAGATTCAGGGCACTGGGACAATTGAATTTCAATGGCAGAAGGAGTTGATCTAATGTACGAGGTGACACTCAGAAATGGGTGGAATGGCGAAGAGATATTAATTCATTCTGGTCACAGTGGCCGACGACTCCTTAAAGGTCAAATTGTTAAAGCAGTTGGATCATATGATTCTTTCAGTGGAGCCGTCGATCCTACAAACATTGGATACAATCTACTTCGTCCAATGCAAACTTTTATTAAAGTGACTCGCACTGACAAAGAGCGAGTTTTGTTTGAGGGACGGTTGCTTGATACTCAGCCAGCGATGAGTTCTGAGGGGATAGTTAACCAAGACTTTTCTTGTGAGGGTTTAGAGAGCTTTTTACATGATTCCGTTCAACCCTGGGCGGAGTTCCATAACATTTCACCGAAAGATTTCCTTCAGTCACTGATTACTGAGCATAACAAGCAAGTTGAATCATATAAGCAGATTAAGCTTGGTAATGTTACTGTCACCAATTCAACTGATAACGTTTATCGTTTTAGTGATGATACCAAGGATACGTACGATAACATCAAGGAAAAGCTACTTGACAAACTTGGCGGGGAAATCCGTATTAGACACGAATTAGATGGCCTATATCTGGACTATGAACCGGTGATTGGAGAGCAATCTAACCAGGTCATCAGGCTTCAGTCTAATTTGATTTCCATTACACAAAAATTAGACCCAACGCCAGTTATTACAGTATTGAAACCATTAGGAAAGGCCGAAGAACGAACCACAACCGATACCGACACGACTCAGGCCGTCTCAACGCCCAGATTAACTATTGCGACGGCTAATAGTGGCAGTGAATTTTTACGAGATGAAAACCTCATTAGTCAGTTTGGTATTCTGATCAGGAGCAAGACCTGGGACGATGTGACCAATGCGACAATTCTCAAGACTAAGGGTCTAGCGTTTATGAACAGTCAGGAGCCTGTTAAACAGCAAGTCCAAATTAAGGCCGTTGATTTATCGTTAATTGACAAACGGATTGATGATTTTATTTGTGGAAATTACTATCACATCATCAACCCAATTATGGCGTTTGATCAGGTACTACGAATTGTCAGTCAGACGATTGATATTTGCGACGCTAATAACTCAGTCATTGGTGCCGGCGACGTTCTAATGAGTCAGGAATCTTATAATTTGCAATTAAAACAGAATGCAGAGAACGCTGCTAGAATTGCTGAAAACTTAAGGCTGACAAATTCGTTGCAGGCTTCTGAGTTAGCTAAACTACAGGCCACGGCGAAGACGCAATCCGAAAAGATTGATTCGCTTGATAAGGCCGTTAAAGAACTGCAAACACCGGTCGATAAAGGCTATTACGAAGGCTCGATTATCGATGTTAGTTATTACCAGGGATCAATTAATTGGACATCGGTTAAAAGCGCAGGCCTTGCCCTGGGAATCGTTAGGGTTCAGGACGGCACGACAACGATCGATGCCAACTATAAAACGTATCTTGCTGATATTACTAATCTTGGCCTTAATTACGCCGTTTATGCGTTCTTCCGTGGCCAGTCTGTTAGTGATTCTGAGCAAGAGGCGGTGAACTTTTACAATCGAACTCAATTGGCAGTCGCTGGAAAAACGCAGCCAAGATTTTACGCTATCGACGTCGAAACAATTGAAATGGGCGGCAGCGCAAGCTTGATGCGTTCTGGAGTTGAGGCATACATGAATAAGCTCAACGAGTTAGGTATCCCAGATAGCAAGATTGTCCTGTATATCGCAAACAACCTATACGCTAGCCTGAATCTTAATGTCAGCCGCGCCGGATCAGTTTGGTTGCCAACTTATGGAGCAAATGATGGGTCGATTCCGACTGATTACAAGCCAAGTTATCCCTATGACCTGTGGCAATACACGAGTAAGGGAACTATTGCTGGTATATCAGGAAATGTCGATATGAGCACGAATCCAAGCAGTCGATTTAAAGAAGCATATCTTAAAAAGTAAGGGGTGAGATGATGGCAGAAGGTAAAGGTGAAGCAGAATATCGCGACCCTGAACACGTTCCGGAAAAACAACAATATGATCCAGACAATGTTAAGCCGCTAGCCCAACAGTTAGCGGCTTTTCTGCGAACTAAAATGTATGGCAAAGATGTTCGGGAAACACTAGCGCGTTGGATAGAAATAAACTTGGCAGCACTTGAATTTTTGCGAGATGATCAGCAAACGTTTAAAGTTGATTTAACTGGCAAACAAACGGCCGTAACCAATCGTCAAACGGAAGTTGAGAAGCGACAAACTAATCTCGAAGGACGTTTTACTAATGTTATTGCTAATGCCACTAAAGACAGCGAAGTAATTGATGCTAGAAGTTCCGCTATTTATGGCTCATTTGGTGTGCTAGATCAGCGGCTAGAAAATATCGAACAGGCACTAGCATTATTAGCACCGACTGGTTACACAGTAACGATTAACCACGGCCTAGGTCGCAATCCGACAGTAACGGTTGTCTATTATGAGTATGCGCTGGGCACTGAGCCAAACGGCCTGGGAACTGGCCCTGAAGGCACGTTCGGCGGCACACCAAGTAAGACGCTTGAATCGACAGTCAGCTATCCGGACGCCAATACAGCCAAGATTGATTTGCCAGTTGGTTTTAAATTGACAGGTGATCCGGTATTTCAGCCGGCGGATAATCGCTGGTATATCATTGACGGCTATCGAACGTTAAGATTTGACCTGGGAGTTACTGCAGACGACACGCCAAACACTGGTGACCAAAGCCAACTGTGACGGCGCCTAGCAATCTAGTGGTAAGCCCGGATGAAGACAGTGTCAAACTAGAATGGGAGTGATGGAATGATTTATTATATTTATCAGAATAATGAAAAAGTGAAAGAAGTCGAAAATGCTAAGACAGTAACCATTACCGGATTGGCGCCGAATACCAAGTATACTTTTGCAGTCAGCGCATGGAATGGTATTCGCGAAAGTGCTAAGTCTAACGTTGTCACTATTACGACTGCAGCTATCCCTGTAACAGCCATTACGTTAACCATTGACAAGACAATGGAAGTTGGCCAAACAGTTAAGGCTGCTATCACATTGACACCAACTAACGCAACTGATAAGACGGTCACTTATAAGACGAGTGATACATTAATTGCGACAGTTGGGACTGACGGGTCGGTTAAGGCAATTAAACCGGGAACTGTAACGCTGACAGCCACAGCTTCGAGCGGCAAAACGGCCACGGCGTCGATTACGATTTACGAAGCCTTAGTGACAGTTACTAATTTGGCCAGTTCGGCCGTTACTTCCAGCGGCGTAACATTAACTTGGTCGTAAAGTGAGGTGAGAGCCTCATGCAATATAAGGTTTATCAGGGCACGGTGCTGAAAACTACCGTCACTAGCAAGACTGCTAATATCACAGGACTGGCGCCACTGACCAGTTACACATTTGGCGTTGTGGCTAATAATGGGTTGAGAGATAGCGCTAAGGCTAGTCTGACCGTTAAGACACGTGGTGTTAGGTTTGTTATTCCAACAACGTTAACAGTCGGTGCTACTATTACATTGCGCTATCAGGAGTATTCACTGGGACTAGTTCCGCTGGGTAACGAACCAGCGGGGATGTTTGGTGGTGGCAATAATGCCAATCTATTGGCTAAAGTTATTTCGACCGCCAGTGGATCAAGTACGGTCGAGTTAACAGTATCAAATGCAAGTTTTGCGGACGGCACTAAATTAAATAAGTTAGAAGACGGTAGCTTTGGGGCCTTTAACGGTGCTAAAGCTATTTATTTTGGATAGAGGTGATCTTATGGATACCAGTGATTTAAATGTTATTGCCAAAAATCAAACGAAGTTAGCAAAAGCTACTTTAACAGCCATGCTGATTTGCTTACAGCCAACTGATACAATGTCAGTGAGGAGCGTGAGAAGAAATGAAAGCAAAAAGCGAAAAGAAAATTAGTCTGTTTTTAAGGATAATTGGAACTTCTATTTTGGCAGTTTTACCATTAGTAGCATTTTTACTAACTAAGGAATCGGCAGTTTTATGGCCGGTTACAGTTTTATCTGTGATTGGGATCATTGGAATTGATATTAATTGGTACTCGTTATCATTGCGATATGGTGATGCTGGTGTGGTTATTGTCAAACAATTGGCTGAAGCACAGAAAACTGCAGATCAGATTAATGTTTCTCTGGATAAATTCAACAAAACGGTATCTTTATTCTTAGATACTAATATGGCCGAGATTGAGGCAACGAATAGATTTGCCACTGGACCAAGACCTGATTATCTGATGAAATTTATTAAATCCGCAGAAGAAATGATGGTGGACTTTGGTGGTGGCGATTCAGAACAGCAAACCTTATTAGAGGGGGTTAAGGCAAACCTGATCAACTCATATGATGCTGAACTCAATGTCGCATTTCCAGAGATTGCCCAGGAAGCCAAACAGTACTTTTTTGATGGTTCCGTGAGAACAGATGATTTTTCAGAATACAATTCTAAAAGAGCGGTTGTTGATTTTGATAGATTACGCAAGATAGATTTAAGTTCGTTAACCTGGCAGAAACAGATTGCTTACAAAAAAATGTTAGATAAACTTGAAACATTCATGGAACATTATTTTAATTAATTATTTTTAAAGACGCCTAATCAGCGTCTTTTTTGATACAGAAAAGGAGAGGTAACTATGGCAGAGTTATCACCGATTTTTAACGGAATGGAAAACGGCCCGACAGCTATTGATACGAATTTTAAAAATATCAATACTGTTTTGGCCACGTTGAGCGCGACAAGTTCGATGCAAGAAATTAAAGGAGTTAACGGTGCGGCAAAGTCCGCTTGGCTAACGGTGGATAAGGTATCTCATATCTGTGTACTTGTTATCTGGTCTAAATTGCCCAAAAAAACTACTACCATGTATTGGATCCCAGCAGAATATGCGGCACACGCTGATAGAATTCCAGTGATTAAATGCGGGGATCAGGCGACGTTATCAATTAACGGTAATGGGAACGTTCAACTTTTAGGTAATACAAGCGATTCAGCAGATGCAATCGGTTTTGCGGTTTGGGGGTATTAGGATGGACAAATTAATTTATTTTTACAAAGATGATTTAAGTTTTGATCATGTTGGTGTGATTGTAAAAGGTGAAAAGGTTCCTGAAAATGCTACTTTAGCGGCACCACAAGGATATGAACCTTTTACTTATGATCAGGCAACAGATACTTGGTCAGGAATTGATGAAAAGACTTGGAATGCAAGTCATCCTGATATTAGTCCGGAACCAACCGAACAAGATAAAATCAACGCGATGGTTTTCGAACAAATCGCAGCACTTCAAACTGAAAAATAAGGAGAATATTAATATGAATATTTTAACCGTCCAAAAAGTCGGGGGGGGGTAAAAATACCCTAACCACGGGCTTTATAGCTTGTATAAAAAATAAATATCGTTCGGGATAGCACTGATTAACTGCCATAGTCAGTGCTATTTTTGAACTCAAAAAAGGAGAAAAAATAATGGCACTGATTAAAATTTTCAAGGGCATAGAAAATGGTCCTGAGGCAATTGATGATAATTTCAATTTTCTAGATCAAAACAAACCTAATAAGACCGACGTCGAGTCAAAGGTAGATATCAGTATTTGGCATAATGAGCCAATGCGTAATGGTTTTACAGGAAGCGTTCACTGGCGAGTAATGAAGTTTGCATCATCGGATGCAAAATTAGTTGAAATTATTGCAACTGTGGGTAATTTGGCTGGTAATTCGGGGAAATATTTGTGTGACTTTCCTGCAGAGTTAGTACCCGCCAGAGAGATTCCGTTGAATTGGGCGCAATCTCGTAACAATGACTTTGATAAGGTCGGAGTGAGTCTAGGGGGAGAAAAAACCAGTTTACGTTTAAATTTTACTGTTGGCGGCCCTAGCAATCTTTCTGTTGATATCCATCAGATGTATTGGACTGATCTTATTTAGGAGGAATCTAGAAATGAATAAATGGTATTTATTTGATAAAAGCACTGGAGCATATGAGTTTAATTATTTGGAAGCTACTAAACAGCCTGAAAATTCGACGGACGTTGATCCTGGTGATCTAACGAATCCTGTTTGGGATGGAAATCAATGGGTTGCTGGGCAAAGTGAAGTGCCAGAAGAACAGCCTACTCAGCAGGAACAGCTAAATGCTAGTGTGCTGGCTCAGATTGCCCAGAACAAGGCTGACCAGGATAAATTCAATGCTCAAATTCTACTGGCAATGGCCAAAGGAGGAAATTAATATGTATCAATACATTGTTAAGTATTACAAGATGGGTCTTTACGAAGACTCACAGTTAGATATTTTTGTATCAGCAGGGATGATGACTGCAGACCAAAAAGAAGAGTTAATTACTGAAAAATCATAAGTTTATTTTTGCAAACGAAAAGAGGTGAGGGACTTTGTTTGCAAAATGTAAAAAGAGTCCGATGCACGTTGCGCTTGGATTAGGAATGATTGCAATTGGGATTTGGCTGATCATGAATGACCGCTTCTTCATTTGGCCGCCTGAAGCAGTTGAAGTTGTAAATGATGATATCTGGGGATTCATGTTTGCTTTAGTTGGTGTTGGCCACCTTATCTGGGTGTATGACTCAGGCAAATCCGTAAAGTGGAACAGGGTTTTGCTCACATTGACTGGTGGTCTTATGGGCTTTCTGACTGTATATCAATTCTTAATATGGAACGCAACAGGGCATTACATGAGCTGGATTAGCAATGCCATAATCACAGCCTTTGTGCTGATCTTAGCGCGAAGGAGTGATTCGGGTAATGCATGAGTTATTGATTACTTACGCACCGTATATTAGTGGCATTATGGGTGCAGTATTAGCATTTTTAACCTATCGGGAATCAAAACGAAAATCGCAGCATGACGAACTTCATGAGTTATATGAGGAAATGAAGAAACAGCGTGATGATGCGCTAAAACAACTAGATGAAATGAGGAAAAAGAATGATTGAAATTATCCAAACAGCCAATGCCAGCGCAATTGTAATGATTGCGTTACTGGTAGTCCTGATCACTTGGGCAATTAAACAAACTCAGATTGATAATCGCTGGTTGCCATTGTTAGACATGGCAGTCGGCTTTTTAATTGGAGTCGTAGTTTACTTTGCTTGGCGAGCAGCCTTTGACAGTATGTTAGTTGCTGGCTTAGACGGAGCAATTGCTGGGCTGGTAGCCGCTGGTGGCTATGATGCTGTCAAATCACTTTTAGGAGGTAGTAAATAAATGAACGCAGATGAATTTTTCGAAAAAGGTAAAAAAATGGTGGCTGATTATGCCAACAAACATTTGGATAAATCAGATGAAAAGCAGATCACTACTGATGATGTTTACGTGGTTTGGTCATCTAAGGTGTTGCAAAATAGTAAAGCGTTACTCAGCACTACGTTGCCAGATGGGATGTATTACGAGCTCACTTACAACGGCGATAAAGATGAATTTTATCTTGACGCCTATAAAAAATTTGAAAATCAATTAATTAAAAATCAGGAGGTAAAATAA